AATAATAATGTATTAATAGTTAATAATCAAATTGCCTTTAACGAACCAAGAACCTTGAATACCTTGGTGATAGCCGACTTCGGTATCTCCTGATCCTCGAACTCCTCGTTGTAGGCGTGGAGTGTGAAGTGCGCCTCGTCAGAACCCTTGCGAACCACCTTTACTGTCCTGAGGTCGTTCGTTGTCATTATCGCATAAACCTCGTTCGTCGGTAAAAAGCTCTGCCAGTCCATCACCTCCTTCAAGGCTATTATGTCTCCATTACTGATGACAGGCTTCATACTGTCGCCAGACGCCCTGCACCAGAAGTCTGCCTTCTCGTAGCCTGGGATGGATATGAACTTCGTTGGTACGTTCGGTGTGTCGTTATACATCTCGTCGTAGCCCAGGGCGAACTCTACGTCATAGAATGGAACCACCGATAATTCACTTTCCTTTTCTGTTTTGGCACCTTCGTTCGCTTGCTCGATAGACCTATCATACATATCTCCGTCTCCGTACTCCAGCCAGCTTCTGCTAACACCTATCGACTTGTTAATCTTGGTGAAGTCTTTTTCTGTGAAAGGAATTTCTCCCCTCATCTTTCTGTTAAAGTTGGAGGGATTAATGCCAACTATGATAGAAAACGCGTTCTTTGTCTCGCCTCTATCTTTCAGTACAGCTTGCAATCTTTTGATAGTTCCGTCCATAATTCCAAAGTTTAGTTTAATATATGCAACTAAAACTGCCAATTATGTAAAATAACATTAAATGACTGACATTTTCCAAAATATTATTTGTTATTGTCAGACATTTGTATTACCTTTGCACTCGTTGACAGTTAAGTAACAAAACAAGACTCGATACAAACGGAGGCGAAGCGACCGAGAGGACCGTATCTTAACATTAGCACTGCAAAAATACGACTTTTTTCGCTAACCTCCAAACTTTTGTTGAATTATTTAAGTAACTAATATGAAAAATGTCGGAAGAATATCAAAAAAGGACATTCTTGACATCAAGCCAGGAGAATCCGAGGAGTTCTTGTTCGACTCGGCAAAGGCAACAAGGTCTGCCGTGACCTACGTCTATCAGCTGGCACAGTATGAAGATGACTTGCCGGAAGGCGTCTTGAAGTACAGGACATCCGCCGATTACAAGAACCATAAGGCGACAATAACCGCAATACCCATTGAATGATATGGTACAACAGAGGAAAATTGGTATTCAAGTCGTGGCAAAGACTGTCACGATGAAGGAAGTTGGCCAGGAGTTCCTTACCAACAAGACAATCCTGGCGTATCTCGGAGGAGTCAGCAAGGACTTCATCAAGGACTTGCGTGAGTCTGGGCAGCTTCACTACTATAAGGTGAACAACACCATTTTCTACAAGGTGTCGGATGTGAGGAGACTCATCGAGAGAAACAAGATAGTATAATTTTGCTCAATATATGTATAAAGTTGTTTAAGTTGAAAAATGAAACATCTCTTACGCCTGTGAAGGTGTTCCAAACATGAATGAAACATTAATAATGAGTTTAGGCTAGGCGTAGCCATCGGACGAGGGAGACAAGCTCCCTCGCCGAACGGACCGGTAACTCAGTGGATAGAGCGTTGGTTTCCTAAACCATGCGTCATGGGTTCGATTCCCATCCGGTCCACGAAATTTAATGAGCGCAACCTTATCGCAAGACGATAAGTGACGGTATTGATTTAAATGAAACTGATTTGCCCAACTCCTAAACTTGCTCACTTAATGTGAGTATTGATTGTCTGGAGAGCATGCTGATTTCGCCGTGAACTTGCCTGTTACGTCGCCAACACGCATGAGGATACCGCTCGATGTAGTTCTTGGCTGCCGATTCGCCGATGGCAGGGTAATACAATGGCGAGCAAAGGAGGATGTGGATCTTTGAATTATTGAAGAATACAGATAGTATGCGTGTAATAAAGTAGTGGAGAGCAGCATCGAGCCGCCGTGACCCACGAAAAGGACGCACGACATACGAAAGACCTGCTATTCATCATCGCTATACGGAATCGCCGATGAACCGTCACGGAACGAGGAATTGCCGTGAAAGGCAAAGGAAGAACGACTTCGTCATAAGGATGATGTCAGGCTGAGGCTATTGCCTCAAAGTGAAGCAAAACGACTTTGACGCTTCTTTTTACTATATATTCGTGGCCAGTAGTGTAACAGTGGCACGCCGAGAAAAATATGATACCAATCTTATCCTCGGAGGTGGTCTCTTCGCTGAGCCCTGGCTACCAAGTGCGATATTACGTTTATAATAGTTGAAACTCAAATTGGATAGTTTGTTTGTTTTTATCAAAAACCGGTGCCGTCCGAGAGGATAGCACTGCTATTCTCCCTTAACTCAGATGGCTAGAGTGTATGCCTGAAAAGCAGAGAGTCGGTGGTTCGAGTCCATCAGGGAGAGCGAGCACTAATGTTTCCATATGAATCAGTAGTTTTTGTTGAACGAGAAAAGAGGATGGGCTTCCAGGGGGTGAGGTCGTGATAATCTCGCGATGGTGGTTCGATCCCACCCCATCCTCCGATTGTATTTTTATTTATATGTTTTCTGTGAAAAGGAAATCTGTAGTTCGAAAGCGTGGCACGGACTGCGAGGCTAGTGCCACGCTACCTTCGGATGAATATTGTTACCTTATTATATTAGGTGTTTTTCGTTTTATTAAGTCTTATAAAATTGTGTATAACGAACATCGGCGTGGCTTGTCAGTGATGATGGTCCACGTTTTACATTGCGGATTGGTGCAACGGTGGCATACGAGTCTCATAATCTCGTGGCAGGCGGTTCGACTCCGCCATCCGCAACTAGCCCATAACTACTGTGAATTTGATTATTGGTTTGAGACGAGGGGGATGGAGAGTTTTTCTTCTCCTCCCCCGTATTATTTAGATTAATCTGGTGTCATGCTCCTACCACGGATGTGCCATCATTACATACGAACGTGTAACCCTCCTCCACCGCCCTAGCGTTCGGGGCATGAAAGGTGGAGGATTCCTTATTCAAAGTAGATGAAAATCGTAAAGACTATAAAGATAAGCAAGACAAACATCGAGGAAATCCTTTTCCTCGAATGTGTTGACCGGCTCGGTTGGTCGGAAGATGGCACTCTCGAAGTCCACCTGAATCCTGGGTTAACGAAAGGGCGGCTGACAGTCCGGACAGGGGAATATCTCTGCCAGTTCGCAAGCGGTCTTTGGCAAAGGTTCGGCTCAGAGGCTTTCGGCAAAACCGTCTGCAAGCCGAGAAAGGAGGAGGAATGGTAAGGGTCATACAGAGCAAGGTTGAGTGCGATGGAATGGTATTCGACTCCAAGGAGGAGTTCGGGTTTTATGTTCACCTGTTAGGAGACCCGGAGGTCAGTTGCATAAGAAGGCAGACTCAGTTCCAGCTCATCCCGAAGCAAGAGCAGATGGTTGTGAAGCACCTGAAGACGAAAGACAAGCTAGTGAGTAGGCTCCTGGAGAGACCGGTGCAGTATCACGCAGACTTCGTGTACAGGAAGAACGGCACCATCATAATCTGTGACGTGAAGAGCAAATACACGGCATCTTTCCGTGAGTTCTCAATCATCAGAAAGCTTATGGTGCAGAAGATAGCGAGGCACAACAAGAAACGGCATGGTGGTGGGCCTATGGTGGTGTTCTTGGAGGCTATCGTCAAGACGCTGCCGAAGAAGTCTGGCGGCGGTATCGACGTTAAGTATAACTATAAACCGATTCCAACATGGGAACAATGACATTTTCTTTCTTCGCCACTGTCATGGTATTTGCGGTTGGCGGAATTTTCAGCTTATTAACCGACAAATTCATAGACGATGAGTTTAAAGAACTGTAAGCACAGCAACAAGGACGTTCCGAAGGAGAGACAGATGCTCTATATCTTGCGGAACTTCACGAGAATACAGAATGAGCTTGCGCAGGCGAAGGTAAGGATTCGTGAGCTTTCAGACGACGAGTTGGCTTGGCAGAACTGTCAGCTTCGAAACAGGCTGGAGAAAGGCCAAGGGAAGTACGACCGTCTGAAAAGGGCGTACAACCAGCTTTTGGTAGCAAACAAAAAAAGAAAGGCAATTATGGAGCAAGTCTGGGAATTGATTCCAGAGGACATCAAGCAGAAGTTTGAAAACGCCGATACATCGAAGTTCGAGAACCTGCTTGACGAAATCGACAACGAGGAGGTGGTATGAGCAGGAAAGAAATCGCAATAGAGCTTTACCGCAAGGTACGAAAGAAACAGCTTGATGACATGTTGGCACGTATGCCGGACGACAAGCGAGGCGTGGAGATAACGAATAACGGAATCACGTATCTCGCTTTTATTCGTAGGCTCACGCCAACTGAGTGCGACAGGTTACAGACCGTCCCCGATTGGTATGACTGGGGGGGTATCTCAGATACGCAGCACCTAAAGATGATCGGAAATGGATGGACGGTGGATGTCATCAAGCATTGCTGGTCATTCCTTCCAGACTTCGGGCGTCCAATCAGGGTGTGGTCCTTGTTCGATGGTATGGCTTGTGGTAGAATCGTTCTGAGTGAGCTTAACATTCCTATTGAGTGTTATGTGAGTTCCGAGATTGACAAGCACGCCATCAAGGCAGAGAAACAAAACTTTCCCGACATCATTCAAGTAGGTTCGGTGACGGACATAGACGTAGCCGAATTGGTTGGGAAATATGGAGTTCCTGACTTTCTGTTCGGAGGCTCACCTTGCCAATCGTTCAGCATGAGTGGTAAGATGAAAGGCATGAGCACAGCGCAAGGTGAGGAGGTCTATACGCTCGACAGATACCTGGAACTGAAATCACAAGGCTTTAAGTTCGTGGGTCAGTCGTATCTCTTTTGGGAATATATGAGAATCCTCACAGAGCTTCGCAAATACAACCCAAACATTCTGTTCTTCTTGGAAAACGTTGAGATGTTGGAGAAGTGGGAGCGTTGCTTGTCTCACGCTATCGGTGTCCGTGGTGTTCATATTAACTCAGCCTTGGTATCGGCGCAGAATAGAAAGAGAATCTATTGGAGCAACATCAGGGTCAAGGATACTGGTGATAGGGGCTTATTCGACTTCTCGGATGATCCATTCGAGTGGCCTACCATCAAGACGGACATTCATCAGCCAGTGGATAAGGAAATCGTCATCAGTGACATCTTGCAAGACGATGCTGACAGCAGATACTACCTGAGAGATGACACGACGATGCAACTGCTTGAGGTATCTGACGAGAAGAAGTTCAAGGAGTATTTCCTGGAGCCACAGATGAGCATCGAGGAAGTCCTTGCATATATGGACACCGATCCTGATTATGTCCGTATGCCAATCGAGGAAAGGCTTGAGCTGGCAAAGTATGGGTATGAATTAGAAATCAATAGACTCAACAACAACTATTACGGAAAGGAAGGAGATTTGTATGGCGAGTAGAAAGACAATACATGAGGGCTACGCCAACATAGCCATTCCTGGGAAAAAGAGCAAGGCGTTGCTTGCGACATGCTACAAGGGCTTCGCAAGCAACGTCTGTACAAACGTTATCGAGCTTTATGAGAAATAACATCGTAGCGATTAGAGGGCGGAGCATTGGCGACTGGTTCTCGAACCCACACTTTCAGAAGGTGGAGCCGCGTGGTCAGAAGACGTCGTCTCTCACGTCCGTGGCGAAGGACAATATGATAATCGAGATATATGAATCCCAAGCAACTTAACGGAAACGCTGAGTTCGGTTCGTGTCCCAGGCAGCAGCATCGCTTCTATTCTGTTTTTTTTGGAGCTGCTTGCAGACAGGCAATGCCGACAGGAGCGTGACTAAGATACTGAAACTTTATGAGAAAGATACCGATCATGCAAGGCTACAGACGCCCCCCACTCCAATCCTTGCAAAATCAAGTTGCCTCACCACGGAAATGGCGCACAGGACGAACTCCTATGGTCTTCCGCATGTGATGATACTGCTTGAGGAGTGACGGCGGCGCATCAGCTGGAGAACATAGGAAGGCAGATACGGGGGGGTAAGGAAAAGTCCATCTGCCTTTGCGCAACCATGGCGAAGGGCGGCGGAAACAACGCCGTGACGTACGTCGTGGAATTATACGAGAAAGTGTTTAACAATTAAAATAGAATAATTATGGCAGAATTGAAAAGTCATGCAGCAAAGTACTTCGAGGTCATCCTAAAGTTCTTGGAGACTCAGGAGCACGGAGACGAGAAGATGGTGAAGAAGACAATCGTCGTGGACGCAATCAGCTTCAGCGAAGCCGAGAGCAAGGCTATCAATGAGTTCTCCTGCTACGGCGAGCTTGAGGTCGTCAACATCAATCCAGCTCAGTACAACGAGATTTTCTCATCCAGTGACTACTCGGACGACAAGTACTTCAAGGCGAAGTTGGAGTTCATTACGCTCGACGAGAGAACGGAGAAAGAGAAGCGTTCCAAGGTGATGTACCTCGTCCAGGCGAAGTCAATCGCAAGGGCGTTGCACTACGTGGATGACGTGATGGCAAAGACGATGATTGACTATGACAGCGTCGGCATCGTCGCCACGGACATCTATGATGTTTACTTTCATGAATCTGATAGTTAAATGACAGACAGGATAGAAAAAATCATAGGTTCCTTCTCTCCTTCGTTGCAAGAAAAAGTCCTCAGCCTACGTGCTGCGCATGGGTGCCTGATGAATCTCAGTCTTGCGACGGCAAGAAAGATTCAAAGAGAAGCCCTCTCCGCCAATTACCTCCACGGAGATGGACGAAGGCTTGACAAGGTACCGCACTACTATTCCGTACCAGACGGAAAGGGCGGCACGTATGAGAAGGAAACCTATTTCACTTATTTAATGGAGGTACATAAGTAATCAATATGGACATAGAACAACTTAACAAGACACCGCATGAGCAAATCTGTGACTTGGCCAAAGACAAGTTCATCGAGATTTACAATCAGAAGTTCGGCGAGGGTGGAGAGGTTTTCTTTGAGGAACAGAAAGCTCTGTTCAACAACGAGCTTCTGAACGGCTCGTTCAAAGGCTATCTTGCCAAGACACCTTCGCTTTGCATCCATGATGCCTTTATGAACCTAGCTATCAATGGTCTATCGTTGGAGAAAGGCTCTTCCACCCTCTGCTATCTCATGGGGTACAGCAACTACGACAAGAACACAGGGGGATATAACTACACCGCTAAGATTACCTACACTGGCTACGGAGAGATTCTTCTTCGCCAGAGGGCAGGTCAGATCGTAAGGTGCGATAATCCTGTTGTCGTGTACAGTTGTGATGAGTTCCGATTCGGGGAGCGTGACGGACATAAGTTCGTCGAGTATATCAAACAAAATCCTCGACAAGCGGGGAGCTATATTGTTGCATGCTATGTCAAGATCATCCTTCCCGGAGGTGGATATGACTACTTCGTGATGGACAGGGAGGGTATCGACAGGCTGAAAACGTATTCAGAGAAGTTCTGTGGCAAGAACGGACCTAACGCATTGTATGGAGGCGTATATACCGGTAATGACGGAAAGGAATACTTTAGGGACATTGACACTGGCTTCCTTGTCTCAAAGACTTGCAAGCACGCCTTTAAGAATTACCCTAAGCTGAAAGTCGGCATTGGAGCGCAGCTACAAGCTGACATCGACACGAACCAATCTGCACAAGAACAGAAGCAGGAGATTTTCGGCTCCCAGCAACAGCAGAAACAGGGCGTGAAGATAAATGCTAGCGATGACGATCCATTCTAACAATTTAAAACATCATCATTATTATGGCAGATAACACAGAACTTGCGTTGGTCGAGTCGCAGACCAACAATATCACGAGAGAGATAGCGACATTGAAATATGACACGGAACTCGCCGTGCAAGAGAACAGAAAGTCGTACGAGGCGTGCGTCAAGGCCGGGGAGAGCCTTCTCTCTGACATTGAGGTTTCGGGAATGAACGACTCGCTTGACAGCCAAGCCGCCGACTTCATCAAGAAGGCGAAGCTTACCGAGAAGGCGATGAACGAGAAGCGCAAGGGTGTCACCCAGGTGTTTGACCTAGTGAGAAAGGGCTTCACCGCAATGGAAAACCTTATCTCCGTCAAGAACGAGAACTCAGTTGTCGCAAGAATCCAGAAGAAGCGTGACGAGTACGCCGCATATAAGTTGGAGCAGCAACGAAAGGCTGAGGCCGAGCGTCAACGCCAGGAGCGAATCAAGGAAGCCAAGATCCAGCTCAAGACCAACGCTATCAACAAGCTCAACAGTTTGCTTACAGAGCATTCTGCCAACGCTATCAACAAGCTCAATGATACATTCTCGCTCCTTACACTTGGCAACAAGGACGAGGTTAAGAGGCGTATCTCTGAGTTCTCCGACGTCATCGACCTTGGAGGTCTGTTCGTTAAGAATGTGCCATCCTACTCTTCCGAGATCCCTGAAAATGAGGCAAAGGAAATTATGAACGAAGCCTTCAAGGAGGTTTCCGGTAGTCTCATTGCATCTTACAAGAACACCGTTTGCTCAACAGGAGACGAACTTTTGATGAAGTTCGACTCAAAGATTGCAGAGCTCACCGAACTAAAGAGAATTGACGAGGAGCGAAAGCGAAAGGCTCAGGAGGCTGCCGAAGCCGCAAGAAAGGCTCGGGAGGCTGCCGAAGCCGCCAAGGCTGCCAAGGCAGAGGAAGAGCGCAAGAAGCGTGAGGAGGAAGCTGCCAAGGCCGAGGAGGAGCGCAAGAAAAAGGAGTCTGAGGCTGCCAAGGCAGAGGAAGAGCGCAAGAAGCGTGAGGAGGAAGTCCGTCTCGCCGACGAAGCCGCAAAGGAGGAGCAACAGAGAAAGCTCGCCGAGGAACAGAAGAAGCGAGATGCCGAGAACGCGGCACAGCACGCAACGGCGCAAGCGCAGTCGCTCTTCAACCAGACCGAGACTTCCTCTGGCGCAAAGACAAAGGTCAAGGTAACGAAGAGGCTCGTCGTTGCCGACACGAAGGGATGGCTCGAAATTATACAGCAATGGTGGACAATCGAGGGATCTTCTCTTCCTGCCGACAAGCTTGCATCGAAGCTGGAGTTCATGCGCAAGGCATGTGAGAAACACGCCAACAAGGAGGATGAGCTCATCGTTTCGCCATACATCAAGTACGAGGACGAGGTAACGGCTAAGTAACCATGGCAGAGCAACCGTTTGATCCTTATTACTCAAGGTGTGAGGTCTCCAACTCAGACCTCACTTCCTTGAAATTCGCCCTTAACCCACAGCTCAACTTCGTCAAGGAGTCCGACAAGAAAAAGGCATTTCATCTTGGAACGCTTGTTGACGCTTTGGTTACGGAGCCAGAGAAGTGCAATCATTATCGTAGGACAGTTGATGATGAGAAATACACAGAGAAGGACTGGAAATGGGGTCTTGATAGACTGGAGGTACTAAAGAAGGCTGCGACGAAAGACAGATTCCTGGACTTTGTCCTGAAGAACGCCGTCGGGCAGAAGACCTTCGTTAATCCACACATGAAGATGGACTACCAGGGATTCAAGTTCGAGCTTCCCGTAAGGTGCAAGTTCGATTGGTGGCTTGGCGAGTTCGGTGGAGACTTGAAGACTACCGCCGCAACAACACAAGAACAGTTCGAGGCTCAGATTGATTTCGTTGACTGGGACAGGAGTCGTGCGTGGTATATGGACCTCACCCACTCCATCAATCCAAAGTACGGAAACCAAGACTTCATCTTCGCTGTCTCAAAGACCAAGAAGAAGGTTTTCTACAAGAAGATTGAGCGAGGCGATGAGCTTTATCTGAGAGGCAGGGAGAAGGCTCTGGAATGGGCGTTCAGAATGTGGTGTTTATTATAATTGAAAGCTATGTCAGACAAACCAAAACTTTACGATTACCAAGAGGAAGGTGTCCGCATGGAGCTTGCAATGAAGTGTTGCATAAATGGGGACGATATGGGCCTCGGGAAGACTATCCAGAGCATAGTTGCCATTGAGAGGGCAAAAGCGACACCTTGCTTGGTCATTTGCCCGTCGGCACTAAAGATTAACTGGGAGCGCGAAATCAAGAAGTTCACGAACCTTCGCCCTCTCATACTCACGGACTCTGTTAATGCAACCTTCGGCTACCATCTCACAAAGATGAATCTCTTTGATGTCGTCATCTGCAACTATGAATCGTTGCAGAAGTACTTCGTTGTTGACCTAGGCCCTAAGCCTTTAAGGCTGAAAAACTTTGTTTTTCGTGACGAGGTCAATATCTTGAAGTCTATCATCATCGACGAGTCGGCGAGAGTAAAGGACCCATCAACAAGGCAGTCCAAGGTCATCATGGGTATATGCCATGGAAAGGAATACATCTATGAGCTGACTGGCACGCCAGTTGTGAATCATGCGGTTGACATCGCTTGCCAGATAGCTATCCTTGGCCGTATCGGAGAGTTTGGCGGCTATGGAGAGTTCGTCAATCGTTATGGAAACAACGAACACTTGGATGAGCTGAACCAAAAGATTCATTCGACCTGCTACTTCCGCAGAGAGAAGAAGGATGTACTCAAGGACCTGCCAGACCTTACGAGAACGACAATCAGTGTCGGACTTGACGTGGAGACGCAGAGGGAATATGACACTTGCCAGAGAGACCTGTTGTCTTTCCTACTGGAATACAAGAGCTGTGACATCGCAGAGGCAAAGAAGAAGCTTCGCATGAAGGCTCTGGTGCAGTTTATGAACCTTCGCTCAATATCCGGTCGAGGAAAGATGGTCGCAACCATAGAGTTCCTTCACGACACCGAGGAGCAAATCATCGTATTTGCCGAGCATCGTGACGTGGTACAGGCTATCAAGGACGAGTTCCCCGATGAGGTGTGTACCGTGACTGGAGCTGACAACCAACAGCAAAAACAATGGGCGGTCGATTCTTTTCAGGCTCACAAGAAGAGGATCATCATCTGTTCCATCAAGGCAGCTGGTGTCGGCCTTACGTTGACGGCTTCATCGAACGTCTTGTTCACGGAACTACCATGGACGATGGCGGACCTCGCACAGTGTGAGTGCCGCGCTTATCGAAACGGACAAAAGAATGCTGTAACATCATGGATTCTCATCGGTGAAGGCACCATCGACTCTTATTTATACAAGCTTATCATGAAGAAAGGCTCAATCGCATCGCAGGTGACTGGAGAACAAGACTCAGCCATCAAGGACGCCGCATATTTCGATGAGCTTGCGGATTTGGTTTTACAAAACTCTTTAAAGAAAAAATAATGGAGATACAAGGAAAAATAACGGCGATCTTGGCCGAGCGTACTGGCGTTTCCGCCAGGGGCGAGTGGAAGAGCCAGGAGTTCGTCATCACAACACAGGAGCAATATCCAAGGAAGATTTGCTTTCAGGTCTTCGGCGCAGACAAAATCGCATCTTTCGCCCTACAGGTCGGGCAGACGGTGAACGTCGGGTTCGACATCTCGGCTCGCGAGTACCAAGGAAGGTATTACAATCAGCTCAACGCATGGAAGGTTGACCATTTGGATGCTCAGCAGCAACAACCGGCACCACCTCAACAACAGTCTCAGCAAGCGGGTTACCAACAACCACCTACAAATGGAGGTTACCAACAACCACCTGTAAATGGAGGTTATCAGCAACCGCAGCAGAACGGATACGGAACACAAAGCAACCTTCCGTTTCCTTAATTTATTGAAAGAAACATTTAATCTTGTAGTATGTGGTACAACCTAAAGAATCCATTGGAGATAGACAAGTTTAAGGATAGGGTGGCAGAGCTAAGAAACAAGGGAGCTGTCGTGGAACTGACAGAAAAGAGAGCTCGCTCGTTACAAGCGAACAAGTACCTTCACCTGATGCTCTCGAAGTTTGCCTTGGAGTACGGCTACACGTTGGATGAAGTAAAGACGCATTTCTACAAGGTTACCGTAAATCCCGATATATATATCAGGGAGCGAGTGGATAAGTTCAGTGGAGAGATATACAAGTATGTACGTTCTTCTGCTGAGCTTACTTCCGATGAGATGAGTAAGTCCATTGAAGCCTTCCGTGAGTTCTGGCTTGAGGAAGGCGGATATAGATTCCCATCCTCAGACGAATATATCGCACTCTTGCATATACAACATGACGTGGAGAATGAGTCCAAGGAATTTTTAACATAGCTTGATGATGGAGAATTTTGCAATCAGTAGGGAACGATACAAAGAGTTAATGAGTATTGACAAGGCGTGTGCCGTTAACTTATTTCTCTATCTCCTCTTTAACGCAGACGAGGATGGTTCGTTGGCTGTCGGAATACGCACAATTTCTAGTGACCTGAACATTGGTTTTCAAACCGTTAGGACGGTTCTTAGAAAAATGTATCTAACACACCTGCTAACACACCAAGTAACACAGCAGCTAACACACCAGTGCGGTGTGATAACTATATGTGATATAGAAAGTTATAGGGGCAAGAAAAAGAGAGCTAACACACCTGCTAACACACCTGTTAACACACCTGCTAACACGTCAAAGACAATCGAAGGGCGCAAGGCTGATTTCGCCGAGAAACTGAAACTTTACCTCGATAAATATGGTAAGGATATGCTCAACAACTTCTATCTGTATTGGACTCAGGTGAACGATGGTGGTACGAAAATGCTTTTCGAGAGGCAGAAGGCGTTTCAGATTCCAAATCGTCTCGCTACATGGAAAAAGAATGAGCATGACTCACAAGGAGGAATGAGTACTGGGGTTGTCCTTCAAGATTCGGCAAACAAGGATTACAAGAAAGGAGGATGGTAAATGAACTTTGATTTTAAGGATTTGGTCAATAGACTAAATAATGAGACGTGCGCAAAGCTGCCCGACACCGTCTCAATCAAGATACCGAACGCAGAGGAATGGCTTCGTGGAGGCCTTGACTATTTTGTCAGCATATTCTCACGAGGCACAGTCAAGAAGGCTACTTGGAACGAAAATAACTACCGTCCAATCGTTGATTGGATGACAGACAACAAGGAGCGTGGTTTGTTTATGGCAGGTAGCTGCGGACTTGGAAAGACCCTGATCGGAAAGTACATTCTTCCCTACCTCATCAGGGACTCTTGCAGGAAGGTCGTGAATATCTTCAACGCCCAGGAGCTCAACAGTAAGCCAGACGAGATTCTAGGCTATCATATCATCTATATAGATGACGTAGGTACCGAGAACATCTCGAACATCTATGGCAACAAACGAATACCTTTCATAGAACTCTGCGATGCCATGGAGCAACAGGGAAAGCTGCTTATATGCTCGACCAACCTAAATGTTGAAGAGCTAAAGCAAAAGTATGGGGAAAGAACGATAGACAGATTGAGAGCTACTACCAAGTTTGTCACGTTCGAGGGAGAATCGTTAAGAAAATAACTTTATGAACGCAAATGATTATGCCGACGAGTGGCTGAAAGCTCACCCGAAGGCAACGCCCAAGGAGGCATATCTCGCAGGTTACTGGCAGGAATGCGAGAATTGGGTAAAACAAAAGAAATAACCAAACAGTAGAATTATGAAAAGAGAAGAGATATTAGAGTATTTCAACACAAAGCAGGCTTTTGTATTGATGTTTTGGTGCATGCTTTGCGTATTGAAGAACCTGTGGGAGGCAATAGACAAGGTTGTCCGAAAGTTTCCTTGGGTTTGCATGATCGTCACCATCACTATCGCTTTCATCATCAGCTTCGTCTCCGTCTCGAAGGCGAGAGCCGAGCGTGACAGTTACAACAAGAGAAATGTAAGCATGCAGATGCAGCTGGAAAGCTACAAGGCGTGTTACGAGGACGGAAAGGAGGTGAGATAGAATGGTGTACAGTTTCAAGCCAAACGGAAGCTTCCGTATCCAATACAAGCCTATAGACCCAGATAATGAGGATGTAAGCCATGCAATATCCATATTTTATATATCAGTAGGATCGCTTGCAAACATGGTTCAAACACACGTAAAGGACACCCATGATTACCTAGAGAACCACCCCGAATATTACAAGCGTGACATAAAGTTCAATATCAAGGAGGCTCACAAGCTCATAGACAAGCTGATGGATGTATTCAAGAGATATACCGAGGAGGTTAATGGCTTCAAGATGTGGTTGGATATAACCGACGAGATGGAAGACAAGCTAAAGCCAGATGTTCAGAAGGCTTACTACTCACTCGACAATTACCTCTTGGCTAATGCAAGCGGAGGAGACCATAATCTTGTCTCGCACAGTGTCCTTGCGTTTAACCTTGCGACGATGCTTGTCATAATGACCAGAGACTATGCAAATGTTCTTTTCAAGGAGAATCCGAATATTCCTTCTAGCCTTAAAGTATCAAACGAATACGTGAATCTTGCTTCCGGTGTCTCAAAAAGACTTGCTAACTTGTGCGCTGCCCTTGTTCCGAAATGCAAGTTCGTGTACGACAAGTCCCAGGTTTTCTCTTGCCGTGAGCTAAACTTGTCGCTTGATATTATTTTCAAGAGTCTGATGCTCAACGAAGGAAACATACAAGAGGTTTGTGGGCGAGCATTGTCTTACGGAGGTGTCAACTTCTCAAATGACAACGATGGCGCAGGACTGAAAAACGGTCTCCAAAACAAGGGATCTGAATGGAACGAGACGCAGGAAGGGGTTCTTAAAGCTTACTTCAAGAATAATCCTGACACGGTCGTTGCATCTATGCTAAGCAGAACCGTTTACGAGGTTCGTAAGAAAGCCAAGGAAATGGGTTTGAAAAAATCAGAGAAATACTTAAAAGAAATAAGAGTCAAAAACTTAAAGAAAGATAAAGATGGAAATCATTGACATTTATGGTTTGATCTATATGTTGCTATTGTTGCGATTTCTGTATCATTCATTATATTTGCTTTCGTAACTGTAAAATTAATTCGTCGCCTATGATGTCCTACAAACAATATCAAGTAGCCTGTGGGGGGGTGAGAGAGCAAATCAAGATGGCTCAGAAACTCCACTGTCCCCACATGGAGAGAAAGTACAAGCAAGCCTTGTTGAGATTACAGACGAGGTTCTTGAAGCCAGACCACCAAGAGGTGTATGGCAAGCTAGTGTTGAATCATTATAATTTGTAGTAGTATGGAAAAAGAACTTAACATAGCGGCTATCCTGAAGGGGAAGCCTACAGAAACAAAGTTGTGGTCCCCGATGCTTGGGGATTGCATATATTGCTATAATAACACTTATCCAGAAGAAATTATTATTGCCTTTACTGATAAAAATGGAGAAGAAAAAGAATGGACTTTCAGCTATAGTGGTAGAACAATCTCTGCACCTGATACTGCGGATGTTTGCCTCTTCCCATCCAAGCAAATGCGTGACTGGCACAAGTTCGCCTGGAAGAAGGGCGATGTGTTGGTAAATAGCAGAGGTTTAAAGATACTCTTCGATAGATGGGCAAATGACAACTATACTAGTTTCTATGCAAAGACAATTAATTTGGTAGAAGATGCTTTTCTTGATACCAATTTACATACTTTAGCATCAGAAAAGGAGGCGAAATCTTTTATCAAATGTATTGAGGAAAAATTAGGTGGCAAGCTCAACCTAGAGACTTTGGAAATCGAAAAGCAGCATGAGTTCAAGGATGGGGATATATTGTATTCCAATTTGGTTGGAAATAAAGTATTCATAGCTAAAATAGAAGAAAAAGGTATCTTGTATAGTTATGTATATATGGATATATATAATAAAGTTCTTAACATAGATAAAGATGAAACTTTTTCTATATCTGGTTGTATATATAATGGTAATATTCGTCTAGCCACTGACTCAGAGAAGTAACAACTATTCTCAGCCTTGGAAAAGGAAGGCAAGCGTTGGAATCCAGATACAAAACTGTTTGAGGACTTGCCTAAGAAGTGTGAGTTTAAGCCTTTTCAAAAGGTGCTTGCAAAGTTTGACGAAGATTGTGAATGGGTGCCAGATTTCTTTTACCACTACGATAAGTCAGATAGTGAAATGCCTTATGTATGTATTGCTAATGGTAGAGCTATTGAGTGCATCCCTTACAACGAGGAGACCAAGCACCTCTTGGGTACAACTGATGAATGGAAAGGAGGTGAGCAATGAAAACATTTGTATTTGATATTATGCTCAACGGAAGATTCATCTGTACATTAAAGTATAAGTACTGCTCACTCTTCCCGATAGATTTTGAAGATTTAATAAAGTTCGTCCTCAAAAAGAGACCAACTTTGAAAGGTAAGGATTTTAAAATTGTGTTTTAGATATGGCAGGATTTGAAAAAGGCAAGAAGTACGATGTAGTTGATGCCAAACATGGAGATTGCGTTGGGTGTTGCTTTAATAAAGATGGTTGCACCTTAGATATAGATATTCCTTGTAGGGAAGGATTTATTTACAAAGAGATTAAAGAAAGTGACAATGAAAGAACTTAAAGTTGGAGAAAGAGTAACTCTTGAAGTTACTGAGACTGATAAAGAATCTTGCAAAGGGTGCTATCTTTGATAGTAAGAACTTTTGTGAAGTATGGCAACAATACCCTTGTAGCATCAAAGAGCGTTCAGACCATAAAAATGTAATCTTTAAAGAAGTAAAGGAGTAAGGAGTATGAATGGATTAACTAAAGAGATAACGGCTACGTGTGGAAATACCATTCTTGTCGTAGGCTTATCTAATAAAGATGAAGTGATGTACGTCAAGTCAACAATAAGAGTGAAGCCGAAGAACAGAAAGCAAAAGAAGGAGATCAAAAGCCAGTCTTATAGAATGAGAAAGGTTGCAAAAGGTGAGTATGAAGTGACAACATACTGCCCTTTTAATGTCAAGTTGTTCTCAAAGATAATGGGTCTTCTTGAAAAGAATGAGAATGGCGATTTTTGGTTTAATATTGATAAAAAGTAAAGCGTATGAAACATAAGTTGAGAATGATATGGCGAATACTCCGTGACAGACAGGTTGTTGTAATAACAGAAAGTTACGGAAGAATGTATTACGATTGGGACACAAGAAGCCTTGAAGATGTTTGTCAAATGTGTCGCAAAGTACATGATATGGCTCTTATGATGAATAATAAAAAGTGAAGTGTATGAAGAACATATTTTTAGCAATACTGCCTGCATTGTTATTTGCTGCGTGTAAAAGAATGCCGATTAAAACCGAAACAAGAGTGTATGAGCTTACTTTCATTGATGGTAAAACTGAAATTTACACTTTTAATAACGTGGATGTTAACGCTTATGAAGGCATTGGTAATAACCGTGGAGGTTATTACTTTTATTTGTATTCATCTGAAACATATGAGCATGTACAGGCTATTATCAGATATAAAAGAATAAAATAAAGCGTATGAATGAGTTAAAGTATATTCCTGGGGACTTGGTAATGGTAAAGAAGGCTGCTCTTCAATTCGCCAGAAACAAAGTTTTTAAAGTAATCTCTTCTCATAACGGTGCTATTCTTCATGTTGTCATACTTGGCGACAATGAGACATATCGAATTTATGGAGATTCTGTACGTCCTATTCCTATTACCTCAGAGATTCTAGAAAAGAATGGGTGGGATAAAGAGCCATCTGAAAATGTTACGTGGTACAAATATCGTACAGACAAGTCCAACTTATATATCTGCGAGGATAGTTTTAATAACAAAGATTGGCTTGTTTGCGTTGCTTTGGATAAGCATTGTGTTGCGAATATCAATTACGTCCATCAGCTTCAACACCTCTTGTTTGGCTTAGGGTTATCTATGGACTTAAAAGTGTAGAGATATGATAGGTATAATACTGATGGGCTTAATCATGTGTGTTCTATATACATATTGGTTTTGTAAAAGTTATGGAGTACATGTAGAGCCGAGAAAAGTAAATTGGTTGTTCCCCTTTCCTGTATTAGTGAGAAATGGAAATAAAGAATGGGGAGTAATCTTTTGGTATAAGGTGTATTGGGTAGTAAGTCATTAACCGCCTTCGGGCATAAAGTAAGTAATAATTAATCAATTAAATAATAAAAATGGAAAGTAATATCGGAAAGAAAGTAATCATCCGTGGAAACAGAAGCGGAGTTGAGTTTGGAACACTTGTAGAACATAGTGGCAGCGAGGTAACACTAGAGAATGCTCGCCGTATCTGGTATTGGAGTGGTGCTGCATCTTTGTCTCAGTTGGCAAAGGATGGCACTTCAAATCCAAAAGAATGTAAGTTCACTGTAACAGTAGATAGCATTACTATCTTGGACGCTATTGAGATTATTCCTTGCACTGACAAGGCTATTAAATCAATCGAGGAGGTCAGTACATGGAAGCGTTAGAAAATAAAATTAAAAAGTTCTTAGCCATTGATGTTGGCTCTTGCTCTGGCGATGGCTTTGGCTTTGGCTTTGGCTCTGGCTCTGGCGATGGCTTTGGCTCTGGCTCTGGCGATGGCTTTGGCTTTGGCTCTGGCTCTGGCGATGGCTTTGGCTCTGGCGATGGCGATGGCTTTGGCTCTGGCGATGGCGATGGCATTAAAGTGTTCAATGGTGATAAGGTATATCTTGTAGATGATATGCAGACTATCTTTATATCTATTCGTGGAAATGTAGCAAAAGGCTATATCCTGCAATCAGACTTACAATTAAAGCCTTGTTTCATCGTCAAGGAGAACAATAAGTATGCTCATGGTGATACTCTTCGAGACGCTTTTACTTCTCTTCAAGAGAAACTATACGATGATAGTACAGAAGAAGAGAGAATAGAAGCATTCGAGAAGAAGTTCCCTGAGTATGATGTTAAGTACGATAACAGGGATTTATTTACTTATCATCACGTTCTGACTGGTTCTTGTCGAATGGGAAGAGAAACCTTCGTGTCAAATAGAGGATTGTCTCTTGATGGTAAAACTTCTGTTCGTGAGTTCGTAGAATTAACCCAAAATGCCTATGGTGGCGATATTATCAAGAAGCTGCCTAGTGCATACCGAATTAAATAAGTAAGAATATGAAGAAGATTAAATGGAAAGTACTCGGCTTTGTTTGCTGGATATTGTCCACTATGTTGCTTTTAAACATAGGTCTTAAAGCAGTCAGCCAACCAGACACTGCGACTAATATCCTTGGTGTGATAAGCATTACTCTTTGGATATTACTTTCGATTGCAACGAATTGTTTTACATTTAAAATTAGTAATAATGAAAAAGAAAATTAATCAATTATGTTTGGCAATGCTGCTTGGAGTGGTGTTGTTTTCAACCACATCATGTAATGAACGTATTGACGCTGGTTCAGAGGGAATCTTGGTCAATCTGTATGGAACAGAAAAGGGTGTGGATGACGTTAGCCTAGTAACTGGTCGTGTCTGGTATAATCCATTTACAGAAGAGGTTTATGAGTACCCAACTTTTGTTCAGACCGTTGATTATCCAGCATTCACCATCAATGCTAAGGACGGCTCAGAATTTACTGTAGATCCTACAGTCTCGCTCAAAATGATAGATGGCAATGCTCCTAAGGTATTCAAGAAATACCGTAAGGAATTGAAGGACATCGTTAATGGAACGCTCTTCAATTACGTAAAGGATGCCTTCCGAATCCAGCTCAACAAGTACACAACCGACCAGATAGTCAGCAACAGAGACCTTGTGGAAAAGGCTATCGAGAACCAGCTAAGCAAAGCTCTCGCCAAGGAGCATTTTCATTTGGAGCAGCTAACGTCTGGGCTTAAATACCCAAATAGTATTGTAGAGGCAGTAAATCAGAAGAATAAGGCTATCCAAGAGGCTCAACGTGCTCTTAACGAGGTTGCTGTAAAGAAAGCCGAGGCGGAGAAGATGCTTGTGCAAGCAAGGGCAGAGCGTGAGGCTAATGAGTTAAAGTCGGTATCTCTCACCCCAGCAATCTTGCAAAAAATGTGGATTGAAAAGTGGGACGGAAAACTTCCTGTTTATGGGAATGTCCCTCAAATGATGATGGTTAAGTAACTAACCCTCCTCTCCTTGGCAACAGGGAGAGGGTAAAAAGAAGAGAATATGAACGCAGATAAAATAACATTAGCTGGCTATATTGCATATCTCCAAGGTATGTATAAACGATATGGCAATATAAGTATTGCGCAACTAAAGTACATAGAAAGAAACAGAAAAAAGGAGGAAAAGATACGATTACAGAATATAAATTCAATATAACCATCACTCTCGAAGATGGGGATGAAAGTACATATGATGAGATAAAAGATATTGTTGAAGATTATCTTGAGCTTGGCTGCAATAACGAATCTATTGGTGGTAATTGTAAGGTTGAATCATTGCCAGACCTCAAAGACAAGCTAGTCAAGTACTTCACCACCATCGAGGATATGGCTGATGAGCTGACTACTGGTAATGTGGCTCACAAGAAAGCAGCCATCAAGGGTTTTGCTAGTAGAGCAAAAGAATTTTTAATTAAACATACATAACCATGGATAAGAAATCGAAGAGACGCATTAAACGTGGAGTTAATTTCAATGATGAGATGGGTAAAGGAAAGTATGGATGGTCAGAAGCTGCTTCTGAAAGATATAACTTTCCAAACCCTTTTAAAAAACTAAGAAAGTACACAAATGGATAAGAAGAAAGTTAAAGAGCTGATAGAGCAGATACTAAAATACTGCGACCAATGTTATAACCCTAATTGGCAACCAAAGTCATTTGAGGAGTTTGTCAAGTTAGGAAACATCTGTAGAGAAGCCATCAAAGAACTCTCCAAGTCTGACTGGATTTCTGTAGAGAATGAACCTGCACCAAGACTTGAATGGGACGGCTCTTGGAATGATATTGTTGTGTGCTACAAAGATAAATGGGTACTTCCTTTATCTTACGTTGTACGCAATGATATAGAGTTCACACATTGGCGTAGAATCGAAAAGTTGGAGGAGTAAATATGGATAATAGAAGATTTGATTGGGTGATAGTACTTAGCAAAGGTAGTTTTCACGCAAAAGGACTTTGCGTTTGTAGAAAAATCTATGATGATTTCTATAAAGCAGGATATACTTACATGTATGGTGATTGGAACATAGACAGCAAATATGTAGTGAAGGAATGGAAATTGAACTCTTTTACCTTATTATGGAACGGTCTTACTGCGCAATATATTCCATCGTTGAAAGATAAACTTAAAAAGTTCTTCTTACATAAAGATTATCCTAAGGAGATAGATGTTAGACCAGAAGACAATAGTTTAGTAATAGCACAATATAATATAGGTTCAGATGTGCATTACGAAATTGTTGAGTACAACAATAGATGCTGGGTGACTAATTTATGTTTCCCTGTAAAACCAAACTTTTGGGCTTATGTGCCCAGAGAGTGTATTACTGAAGCAGAATTATTAAATGAAAAGGAGTAAGTATGAAATTCAAATTGATAACATCAAGCGGTTTTGATGAATACTCTAAAGACTTGCTTGGAGAATTACTAGGAACTGACAATAAGCCAGCAAAATTTGCAGACAAAATAAAGTCAAAAGAAGTCAAGCATACTTGGTTTCACACAATCGAGATTGACAGTATGGAAGAGCTACTAGAATTTAAGCAGGCTTGTGGGTGCAATATAGTTATTGAAGAGGTAGGCAATATTCCTGCCTTGGAGATATATGATTCTTATAGAGAGTAAGTATGTTTAGACCGATTACAATGTATCAGATTGTTTGCGATAGATGCGGAGAAGTGTTTGGTGGTACAGACACTTGCTCTGCGCTATTCAGCAACAAAGAAGTCGATATTGGTGACTACTCTGATTGGGAAATGATAGATGGTAAACACTATTGTCCCGATTGTTATGAAGTAGAGACCATTGATGGAGTGTATAACGTTAAAGCAAAATAGATATGAAATTAGAAGACATAAAGTTCAAGGCTAAACGTCTTGATAATGGAGAATGGGTTTCGGGCAGCCTAGTCAGAAGTACTGCTGGGATAAAGGAAAGAGCCTACATAGTAGATAGCTTTAGCAGTATGAGCGATTATAGTATTGTTGGTGTTGACCCTTCCACTGTCTGCCAGTTCACAGGGCTGAAAGACGAGGATGGAACGGAGATATGGGAGCATGATATATTAAAAAATCATCCAATGACAAATGAAGTTACCTTTAGAAACGGCTCTTTTATGATAGTTGAAGACTATGGCGATGATATAGTAGAAGTACCATTATCTAATATGATATTAGGAGATGGAGTTTGCTATCTAAGTGTCATAAGCAACAAGTTCGACAGAAAGGAAGGTGGAAAATGAAGACATTCGAGTACAGAGTGCTGCCTATTGTCATTAAGGATATTGATAAGCTATCAAACACATTGCGTAGTCATCTGAACCACGAAGGTTACAATGGTTGGGAATTGGTCCAATGGAGCATCATACCTCCATCTACGTTTATAGCAGCAATGATGACACCTTGTTGTAATTCAATATTAATCCTTGCAACTTTTAAAAAAGAGGTGCATTGACAGGTATAGGTATAATTTTAATGGTTATATCCAATGATTGAGAAGACTAGGTTAGCAAAAATTATTGGTACTTACTATATGCAACTTCGTATCTGTGATGCACTAAGTAAGTATAATGAATCAAAGGAAATAAATTCGATAAGGAGAAATAGCGTATGAAAAATAATATGTTTGAAGATATTGTCGCTGAAGGCAATATAGTTGTGATAGATAATGTTTGGATTGTGTTATGTAAGCGTTGGAGACCAGAGTGTCACAATCTCTTCTGCTATCTTTATCTCAGTAAGAATTATAAAAACTTGATGGTAGGCTCTCATTTCACAATGACCGAGGATAAAAAGAAATCTACTCGGTTGGCTACCGACGAGGAGCGTCTTATGCTTTTTGAAGAAATGTTTAAGTATGGAATTGCTTTCGATAAGCACGACCATCATTTGATTGGAAAGTTAGTTAGTGTATGAAGATTAGATTAGCAAAGAAGATTATGAGGCACAATACGCCTTATTGGGTATTTCGTTACCTATGTTATTATCACTTATTGTTACCAGGAGCGGGATATAAAGTCGATTTTAAAGACCACCGTATCATCAAGGCGATAAGTTTAACAAGCAAAAGAAGAAAAACGATGAAGAAGGAAACATTTGACTTCTCGGAGGCTCTGAGAAGAATGAAGGAAGGGAAGAAAGTGAGAAGAAAAATTTGGACAGAAGGTCTATATGTTTTCATTAAAAACAAAGCCCTTATGTATCAAAGTCATATAACTCATGGAATTGTAGCGAATCCTTATAGTAAATTTAAGGGTACGAGAGATAAATCAGCAACTGACTGGGAGGAGGTGGAAGGGTGAGCGAAGATGATATTGTTCGCAAGATTATGCAGGTCGTGCGTGATTTCAATGATACTGATGAGTTCTGTGCTTGCCAACGTCTATCAATAGAACGTGAAATCAAAATGAACGAATACTTGGATAGAGAGTATGCTCTTATGCCAGTATATACAGGTAACGGATATATATTCTTAAGAAAAAACGAAGATGAAGTATAGTTTCGCAAACGCCAAGCCTGTTCCTTTCGGAAAGATAGACTATTGGTTTCGTGTAGGTCAGTGTGGATGCCATAAGACGGACTACAAGCCGAACCTAAGAGATAAGCGAAAGTTTAACGCTGAGTTAAGAAGAGACAGAAATATAATGATTAAAACATTCTGAGTATGGAAAATCTAGAAGACATTAAGATAGGAGACAAGGTTATCCTGTACTTTGACAATGCGCAATATATGTGTGAGGTCAAGCGACTGTTCAAGAATTTAGTCTGCACCATTGGTGGCGACAAGTTCCGAAAGAAAGACGGAACTATGGTAGGTGCCATAAGCAATCCTCCACCATACATACGTGAGGCTACACAAGAACGTATTTTAGAGTTCGAGCACAGAAAAGAACTTTTATGTAAAATACACGACTACCCTTTTGAAAAACTATCAACCGAGGTGCTTGAAAAAGTGTATAAACTGATTAAAAAATAAGCGTATGGAAAAGAAAGTACTGACCCTATCGGTCAAGAAGGAATGGTTCGATAAAATATTATCGGGCGAGAAGAAGGAGGAGTATAGAGAGATCAAACCCTATTGGGTTGCTCGTCTCTACTATGATAGATTTGGTAAGCTATCGCCAAAGATGGTGAAGGAACTAACAGATCATATCATCAAGTATGGTGATACGGAGAACTTCGAGGCTAAAAACGGAATAGAAGTAAGTTTTGTTCCTTACACCCACGTCCTCTTCATCAACGGCTACGGAGACGATAAGCCACGTATCGAGAAGGAAATAGAGAGCATTGACATCGGTAAGCCTCGCAAGGGATGGTGTCCCGATGATTTCTTGGGCAAGGAGTTTTTCGTTATTAGATTTAAATAGATATGAGCAAGTGGAAGAACAACAAGGTTGACGAGTGCTTCGTAAAGGACAGCACGAACGCTAGGATGGCTTTCATCAACACGTTCAAGGGTGTCCTGAGACACAAGGACAAGGAGCATCTGGAGAAGTACGAGAAGCTATGGGACTTGCATGACCACGACTATTCGTACTATCTTCGCTCAAACTATCATAACATATCCAAGGATGAGTTCGCTGATATGGTGTTCATCCTTTGTGCTTCACATTATAAAAAAGATATTTGATTATGGGATACGATGAACATCAATGCTATGATTGCAAGTATAAGAATACGTGCAATTTTGAAGCTATAGATTACAGCTCTACTGGAAGATGTGATCATAAGATTGTTGGCTTGCCAGCCAAGCCCAAGATAGATACGCCACCAGATGAGCGATATGACAATATTTGGAATTGGTGATGAAGAAAGATGAGGGGTAAATACTAGATTTAAGAATATGGAAGAAAAAGAGTTAACATTAGATGAGTATCAAAAGATGGCGATGGAGACGGCCATCTATCCTCAGCCCATCATCTACCCGACATTGGGTCTCACGGGCGAGGCAGGCGAAGTTTCCGATAAGGTTAAGAAAGTGTTGCGTGATAACGATTCTGTTTTTACAGATGAAAAGAAGTTGGAAATTGCCAAAGAGATTGGTGATGTACTATGGTATTGCGCAACGCTGTCTCATGACATTGGTTATACGCTGTCTGACATTGCACAAATGAACTACGAGAAGCTCCATTCTCGCCAGGTCAGAGGAAAGTTGCACGGAAGCGGCGACAACCGATAAGAAGAAGCCTCCCTACCGAATGTGGTAAGGGAGGCTTTTTTGTTTTGTGGCCGTGATTGTTCTTGTAATTTTCCACATGGGTATCTATTGATTGCAATTACTGACCTTCGATACACTGATTCTTGAGTGCGTCGGCGAACGTCCAGTCCTTCTTTGGATACACTCCCTCGCAAGAATCACCCTCGCCTATGATGTAATATGTATTCTCATCATCTCTCACTCTTGCAGCATGATGCTTGTTAATCTCTGAGAAATAGGAGTCCTGCGCATGGTCGTAGCAGACATCATAAGTACCGTCCTCGTTGTCAATGTAGCGGTACCCAGTCTTGATAATCTCGTATTCTAATGAGTCTTGTATGGCATCGTTTAATTCATTTATCGCCAACTCGCAAGCATTCTTCAGGCTGTTCACGCTTTGTCTTAGATACATTAGCTCTCCTGCTGCCTTTTCGTCCTGAACTCCATCGTGGTTTGGGAAAGCCAAGTCAAGCAGTTCTAAGCCATTGCTACCAAGTTCGTTCAGCATTCCGTAAGTCTTATCTACATTCTGAGAAATGCTCTGAATATTCTGTATGTTCATATCTGTAAGTTTAAATGGTTAAAAATCTCTGTTATTAATATCCTCGTATGTAGCTTTATTGGTTCTCTTTACTGCCACTGCGATAGGATTGTGTCCAAACATCTTGTTATACTCTTCCGAATATAATTTCTTTGCCTTTTCGGAATTTTCAGCCTTTACAACATAGTCCCAAAACTTAGTTGCGCCAAATCCTTCGGCTACATTAGCTAAATAGTAATATTGTCTTGTCATAATTTCTCCGCTTATCCGTGATGCGTAGGGCTTATTTTTTATTTAATTCTATCTTCAAAAACCACCTGTCCTGTTTCGTTACATACTATCTGCACAATGCCACCTTTGTAATCTTCAAAGTAGCTTTCATCAGTACCATTGTATGCTTCGATGTAATTAAGACAATATTCCTTTGTCTGCTTCCAGCCCTTCTCGTTACTTGCATTTTCATCATTAAAAACTACATCATAAGTTTTCTTCATAATATTCCGCTTGTCCGTGTTGCGGTAGGGCTTAGATATTATTACTCTTCTATGCAATACCAAGACTTAGGGTCATAGTTAATTTCTGCTTGCCCTTTGTCATTGATAACAACCATTTCATTGCCAGCTGCATCAAGACATACACCACGTTCTTCTCCAGTTATGTCTTGCCATCCATTACTTTCAATAATATCACTTACATCAAGTGACCATTCGTCACGTTCATTGATAAATTCAACCAACTGCGACAATGTTCTAACTTCCATTTTCTTCATAACTTTATCGCTTGACCGTGCTGCGATAGGGCTTGGTTATTAATGGAAGGGAGCGAACTCCCTCGGTTTGGCTAAATGGGGCTACTTGATAGCGTCCAGGAGGAGCTTTACATAGTTCTTCATGCTATCAACCTCGTGATACTTCACGCCTAGCTCGTCCAACTTCGCCCTCACAAGATCCTTCGCTTCATCTATGTGGGACATCTGCCGGTTGAGTGATGCGTTTTCGCCCATGATCCTGAGAACGTCGCTCACGTCACAGATTGATGAAAGTCTGTCTATCTGTTTCTGGACTCTCATACACTTGTTTGCGAGTATGCTCTTCTTGAGACTCATGTAATACTCGAAATCTTTCTTTTCTTCCATATTCATTCAAGATTTAGTTAATAAATGGAAGAGGGAGAAATTCTCCCTCTCTTTTAGGCTTAATCTTCTGATTTACCGCCTTTGATAACCTCGAACGCTCTGTGTTCTCCGTCTGTGTTGAGCGGATTACCATACTCGTCTGAAATCTGACCCTTGTCGTTTGTGTAAACGAGCTTGTTTGTGACCTTCTCTGCCGCATCCATATAATCGAACCAATCTTTTGCTGCTAATACAAGATGTTTGTCGTTCTCCTCGTCTTCCTTGAAAGACTCTATCACGCACTCTATGATGTCTGGAGGGAGATTGTTCGTGTAGTCGTCCATCTCAGACTCGTACTGCATATTCAGCTTTTCAAGCTCGCTAATCAGGTGCTTGTATGTGCTAATGTTCCCAGTGAGAACGCTCTTTATAATTTCGCTCTCTTTCTTCGAGTATTCCTCCAGGCACTTCTTCGCATGCCCAGCCAGTTCTTCTTCCGTGAATCCTTCCAACATAATTCTAATATTTTGGTTTAACAATCAATCTTCCGCTTCCTCCTCATTTCCATCATAAAGCCCGAAGACTCGCATGACGTTCTTGTCAAGCTCCATCTTCCCGACGATGTAACGCTGGGTCATGTCCGTGTTCGGAACGTTGCCGCTCATGTGCCCCATCAATAGGGAAATCTGCTCGACAGGTATTCCCTTCTTCGATAGGTTCGTGGCGAACGAGCGTCTTCCGGTGTGCGTGGAGACGAACTTCCACTTCGGTCCGCTCTTCTCCTTTCCACCCTCGAAAACCTTGACCTGTGAATCTATGCCGCACTCACGGCACATCTTTCTGATGGTCTTGTTGATGCTCGCCAAGTCAGCCGGTCCTTGACCATCCTCTGCCCTTAATGCCAGGAATGGCCTAAGCTCCTTGCATATCGGCACCTTTACGAGGATGTTGCTCTTTTCTGACACATAGGAGAGAAACTTCCCGCTTCTTGGAGTGTCATCAATGATGATGTTCTCGGTTGACATTCTCTTGCAGTCGCCGAATCTTGCGCCAGTCAGGCACTCGATGACGAAGAGTCTCTGCACGTACCTCTCACCACCCCTTCTCGCTGGCCAGGCTATCACCTTCTTGATTTCCGAGTCGGTGAGATAGACTGCCTTCACGGGTACGGACTTAGCCTTGAGTATCTTGCCGAAGCCTACGCTCGGAACCTCGTGCGAATCCCCGTTCTCACGAAGAACAGCCTTTATCTCGGCCGTTATCGTCTTCACGGAGTTCGGGGCGTAGTTCTGCGCCAAGTCCTCCAGCAAGTCCCTGAGATTGTCGTCCGTGATGTCAGACCAACGTGGGCTGTGCCCAAGCAAGTCCTTGAATCTGTCGATGACCTTCACCCTTCCAGGGTGCTTCCAGATGAATGCGCCGAAGAAGGTGTTGTGCCTCCACTCGATGCCATGGTACGAGGAGAAGTAGCCCTTGCCGATGGCTGTCCTGTACCTCTCTATCTGCTCGGCAGTGAGAAGTCTCTCCCAGTCCCTTGTTCTCAATTTGATTTCTTCTGTCATAATTCTAAAAAATTGGTTTGTTTGTGCCGCAAAGATACTATATTATACTTATAATATGGAATAATTGCGGCATTTTAACTCTAAATTTAACGTTTGTATCTTGCCAGACTAGAAGAAATCGCCCTCCGTAAAATGAGTTCCGCCGTATTCTTCCTCCAGTTTTTCGTCCGATACAATGTCGTCCGCCATGGCGAGGTCGTACCACGATGGCTCCTCGCCAAGAACTTCCTCCAGCATACTTTGCTTCAGCTGGACGATTTGGTCTCTTGATAATTCGTCTAATCCCATAATCTAACATTTAATTGGTTGGCAATTGGCACCTCACCCTTTCGGGCGAGGCTTGTTTGGCTCTAGACCGGCAGGGACACGATGTATTCCTTTTTCTTCTTTCGTGTCCTGCTCTTGACGACAAATCCACAGATGTCCCTCAGATAGCCTGCGGCGTTTCCTATGAACACCTCGTTCACAACTAGCATCGGACGTATTAGACCCTGTCTTTGCATGAGGGTGTAGTTGATATAGTCGAATGGGTCGTCCGGGTCGTCCACCCTTCTCTCCCACTCCTTCACGTCGAGCATCTCGATGAAGTCTCCCTCCGGAGGATTCTCCATCTCAACGAAACGCTTCGGTGTCAGCAGGATAGTCTCCTTGACATCGTGTTCCAAGAAGAACTTCTGTACCACCTCGCTGAATGCGTTGGTGTCGAACTTCTTCTTTTGTACGCCTTTCTCCTTTAGGATCGCATCTGCGAAAATCACTTTTGTTGCCATATTCTACTTGATTTTAAAATGGTTAGACAATAGCGGTCAAGACCAGGCACGCATCACTGCACACCCGGTCGAAACCAATTTAAACAATTACATTACGATACTTTGGCTCCCGAAACATCTCTGAATCGGGATTTTTTGGCTTTACTCCTTCTGGTTGTAACAGAAATACACGGTCATGCCTCCCGCTCTTGAGAAGCCGAATCTCATCACTATCCCCGTTTCATCGCTGAGGAAGTCGATGCTGTTTCCTGTCACAGTAAGTTTCTCGTAGTTTTTGTAGTCATTCCCAGTCAGATGCTCTACGATAGTACTATGCCACGCAGAAATCTCGTCAAGCGACCACTCTTCTTCTGACAGTGTTCCTCGTTCTATCATCCTTATTCCTAGGACATGACCGGCGTATGATGCGAAAGATGGGAACCCTCCTATGAATCCCGCAGCCTCGTTCTTGCCCCATACGTAGTTGCCCTCATCGAACAAGTTCTCAACCACCCAGTCGCTCATTACATTCTTGTCGTCTATAGGAGCGGCCATTAACTCGTTGATGTTTACTTCAATCTGTTTCATAATCTTTTAGTTTTGGTTTATAGCACCCTCCGAAGAGGGGATTTCAGGACTTCAAATTAAATAAGATGCGCTTGGATGTATTCGTACTATATACGTTGTAGTTTTTATCAAAGTACATTCTATTTACTTTACTTGATTGACGAACGGGATAATTTCCATCATAAATGGTTATCTCGCAATGCGCCGCAAACGACCCTCGTTCAGAATCTGTAGGCTGAACCCAAGATTCCGAAATCGTTCTAACGCGCAATTCTTTATTTCCGACATTAATAACTTTTTCCATACTTAATCTTGTTTGGTTTGAAGTACCCTCCAAAGAGGGTGTTTGGCTACACTGGCATGATACACTTTGAAGCTATTCTGTATAGGTCGCACCAGTCCGCTTCATCAAGGCTCTCAAGGCAGAATCCTGCGTCAAGCACCGCTTTTCTGAACTTGCTTACGCTCTGAACGCCATAATCGCAGCCATAGTACATCGCAAGGGCATTGACGATTATTGGTTTCCAACAGTCTTTTAGCTCTATTTTGCTCATACTGATTCCGTTGAATAGCTCGTTATTTTCGTGTGCAACATTTGCCGCTTCGAAAATATCATCAATTTTTGCCTCGAAGTCGCTGTAATCAACGCAGTCCTCGATGTCTGAGTCCGTGATGTTGAGCAAAATGTCTCCATCCTTCATCAAGTGCCACTCGTAGTAACTAGGAATTAACTTAACTCTTTCCATAATTCTTGTCTTATTGGTTAATGATAGCATCCCACCCGGAAAGGATGGGATTTTGGCTTTTTTGACGTGGCTCTCGGCTGCGTGCCTTCCTGTAATAGCTTGATTTGAGAAGCTATGTGCCCTGATCAGCTAATCTCGAAAGGGATTCGGTGATCAGGGCTTTAGGAGCTTCTATTGAATCTTCGCCGAGCCACCACGCCTGCACCGGCAAGGTGTTGTCTCTACGGATGAAGGACTACTTCTTCCACTCGTCAATCTTCTTACTGATAGAGATGCCTGAGTCGCTGATGAGCTGCTTCAAGACACCCATCATTCTCCAAGCCTCATTGCTCTTGCTGTACTCATTGGCCTTGTCCTCCAAGTACTTCAATGACTTCTTCTGTCCCATATACATGCCGTTATTTCGGAATGTCGCACCATGGAACATGATGAGGTTCTTGCATGTGAAGTAGGCACCAGAGCCCTTGTAGGAGTTGATGAACCATTGGCTCATCTTGGTTGAGCCCTTCATCTTCTTGCGAAGGCTATTGAACTTCACCACCGCCTCGTAGAGGTCTCTTGAGTCAGATGAGCGCTTAATCTTTCTAACTACATTCTCAAGAGGCAAGAAAACCTTCCTGTTCAAGTCCTTCACGAAGATGTTCTTTCCGCAGAATCGAACGTAAGGGATTCCGTTGCAGGTGTGCTTCCACAGACGCATCTTTCCGTCACGGCTCATGCGATATGTGAGGTTGTCATCAATGTACTGCTTGAGTACCCCGATGTACTGGTTTGCCATCTCCGCCACGGTCTCGTTGTTGAACCAACGGTTACGAGCATTATAGTTCTCGTTGTCGCCGTGCTTCAACATCTTGGCCTGTGCGTTCAGTTCACGCTCTACGACTCTCCATGAGTACTCATAGCCGTGGTCCTGAATCAGTTCCGCGAAGTTGCAGCCATCCTGTTCCTGTTTTCTGAGCATGTGGAACATCTGCGACATCACCCAACGACGGAAGAGGGTGTAGTGGTTGATGTAACCGCCTGCTGCCAGCTTCTTCTCAACCTCGTCCTGCATTGCGACAGGGACGGCTACGCCATCCTCAATCTTGACAACGCTGTCTGAGCCGAGAGGAAAGTAGCAGGATGTGTCGATACCCTTTGCCTTGAGTGCTGCGATGCGCATCTCCGCCTTGCTCATCATGCGAGCTTGTGTGGAGGCTGTGTTCTCTGCGACTACTCCGTTCATTACTACGTTCAAGTTCTCACCAGTGATTGTTACTGATTGTTTCATAATTCTAAAATTTAATTTTGGTTTGTAAAATAATTAATTAACTCTTGGTGGATGGGAATTTTACTTCCCACCCTTGTTTGGCTCAATCCAGTCCCTGAGGATGATGAGGTCCTTGTCAGTCGGCGACTGCCAGAACCAGCTGCCCCACTCCTCTTGCCAGGTCAATGCTCCGCACATAATCATCATCAAGACAAAGAACTCAAGTTCAAAGCGAGCAAACTCTCTTTGCTCACCGTACATCATGTCCTCGTCAGTCAATTCCTTCTCGGGCAAAGCCTTGAAGTAACTGTGACGGTGAGACTCAGAACGCTCCGACGGAACGGAGTGCTTGTAATGATTATACAGCTGTGAAATTCTAAGCATAATATTGTCAATGTCCCAGTCTTCCTTGTGAAAACAGTCCAGGGGAACGTCATGCTCACCATTCTTGATGAGGTACTTCCCGTCAACGCTAAGGCTTCTTGTCTGTAGGTTGATACGGAACTTTGCTCCATTGAGAACTAAATCTCTGCAATCTTCAATTCTTTTCATAATCTAATAGTTTGGTTAATAGCGTGCGCTCAAAGGGCTGTTGCGTGTCTGTAACAGACTGATTAAGACAGTATTTGACACTGAGTCTCACCTGGATTTAATCCAGGTTAGACTCTGTTGATTAGAACTGTCTGTATTAAATTTGCCCTCCTTGCGCACCTTTCGGCTCGCAATAGCCTATCCGTGTCTCATGCGATGCGATTATTGGCTGTAGTCGTTTGATATGTACGCCGAGTAGGATACGACGTCGGGTTTGGTATGGCCGACGTCGTATCTGATAAATCGGCGTATCTCTAAACTCCTCGCCCTTGACACGGAAGCGATAATTCACTTTGGTATGTAGGTGTACGGCTCAAGAGGACTGTTGCATTAGTATAACTCTCTGATTGTATCCAGAGGTAACGCGGGGACCACGGCAATTAGCGGTCGGTCCCCGCGTTCTATCATCTGGATAACGAACATTTCCTCTCTTGCCCGTACATTTTCGGCTTTGCAATAAGCTTAGTCTTCCTCTTGGAGAATGGCACGAACCTCTAACAGGTTGATATTCGCTGTGGATAACACCGGCGTGAATCGGGCTATATGCCGGAGGAACGCCGGTGGGTATGTACACAGTAGGAATTAAAATGCTTTCCACTTGGAAGACAACCCTCGTGCTTGGGTAGTGTCCGCACCGATGACTCGGCACATTAGTGTAAGTTTCCGATTTGGTACAGGAATCATCCAAGATGCTGACGGTACATGTGTATCTTCAGCATCCTGGATAATACCTGTAGCATGAATCTCAGCCATCTCTGCGGACGTGGAGGTGTGCGCCTCCTATGGGAGTCAAGCGTGGCGGAACATATCTGTATCTAACTGATATTGCCTGCCTTGTGTGAAGGTCCCAGTCTCAAGTTCAGGATGATTCGTCCTGAGACTTGGACTGGTCCCTTCTCTTTAAGAGGCAGGATGTTGAATCCCTCGCCCTTCTCCCATGTCCCTGTTCTGGGTCTTAACGGAGTGTGTCTGCCAAAGCGTTGCTCTGCGTATCTATATGTCACTGATTAGCATCCCGTGAAGGATGACTCATGCATCTCAAGTCTTGAGATGTAAGAGTCATATCTTTACGGAGATGGATAAATTCGCCGCCATATCAGACACTTCCTCGCAGTAGAATCAGCCTTAAAGACTCATCACCAACGTGTTGTACGCAGCCTTGCGAGTCTTCATCGCATTCTGCATACAGCCTATGGTGAGGTAGCCCTTGATTTCGCTCTCCGTCTTCTCACGGTTCGCCCTCACGTTCCTGCCACGACCTCTGGCTATACAGCCTTCCGTCTGTGTCTTCACGTACCCAAGTCCACCGACTTTTCTCTTGTTCGTCTTGACCGCACGTATGCAGTCCATAACGAACGTGTTGAGTGTGCCGATGTCCTTTTTCACGTTTACGATTGGCAGTACTTGCGTCGCCCAGGAGAACTGACCGCATCCCTTGTAGAGGTAGCGGTTCACTGAGTTCACAGCCTTGGTCATGGTGTTATCTCTTCTCTTGATCGTGCGAGACTCTATTTCCTTTTGGAAAGTCTTGATTCTCGTGGATGAGAGGGAGATGCTATGACCCTTGATGGAGAAGCCGAGGAACTTGAACCAATGCTGTGCGTCGAGATACTCAACTTTCTTTGGGTTGAGTTTCATCTGCATCTTCATCAGCTCCGTCTCCAGTATCTCCATGGCTATCGGATAGTCCTTGCCAACGAAGAGCATGTCGTCCGAATAGCGTACATAGTAGCCGTCCAGACTGGCGAGCTTCTCGTCTATGTGGTATAGGATTACGTCCGCAAGCCAAGCTGCGACACTGCATCCTTGCTTGAGCGACTGATATTTCTCACCGAGTTCATTGTCCTCGTCGAAGTAGAGGTCTGTGTGGTAGTAGTCACGGATAACGTCTATCAATGCGGACTTGCCGTGCTTCTCCTCCACCTTGTCGAACGCCCAGTCAACGTACTCTATCGGCACGCTGTCAAAGTACTTCGACAAGTCTGACTTCCACCCTTGGATTTCTCCCTCGGTGGAGCATATCTCTCGTGAGACCTCCTGCACAACACGCCCACAGCCCAAGCCCTTTTGGTAGGACGTGCATCGTGGGTGTGTCATCTCTGGCATCAGCTCGAAGAGGAGGTCGTTGGCAATCGACAGGACTACCCTGTCCACTGGCTCGTTCCCCACATAGACTGTACGGAAGTCTCCGTTGTCCTTCGGAATCTTGGCAGTGTGCGGCGGAGCTATCTTGTACTTGCCGTCACGGATACGTCTGTAAATCTCCACTCTGACCTCTGGCTTCGTGAGCTGATACATCTGGTCTTTTCTCATGTCCTTCTTGTCTATGCCCTTTGCGATGGCGTATTTCCAACGCTCGGGCTCGAAGAACATACTGAGGATTTTGTCTTCTTTCATAATTCTTATGTTTTGGTTATTGGTAGGGAGATTACTCTCCCCGTTTGGCTAGTCGATGTGTTGATAAGTCTCGCCGTTCTCTTTCTCGTAATAGGTGTAGAATTCCTGATCATCTTCTATCTCTACTTTTTCTCCGCAGAAATCGTCGTTATCAAGAATAATATCGCTATTATTATAGGCATCCTGCACTTTCTGTACGGCTTCATTCTCGCTCTCAGCATCAACACTGACTACCTTGTTCAAAGTCTCTGTGACTGATACATAATATTTCTTCATAATTCTTAAAATTTGGTTAATATTGTTCCGTTGTCGGTGTCGCTCCGATTATGGTTTCTATCCCCAACGGATAAGCCGTATTACTCTGGTTTCTTGTAGTAACAGCGCACTTCGTAGCCGTTCTCGACAAGAATGTTTAGAAGGGTCTGTGCGCTCTTGTAAAAGAGATTCAGTTCAATGCTTACAACCTCATCATCAAAGAATAGTCGTTTGTGGTTCTTGATGATGTTGTCACAATGTTTCTTGTCGGCGAAGAAATTATACATCACGTATCTCTCTTCATCATTCTGCTTGTATTCGCAAAGAAAGATGGCGAGAGCATTTCCGGAGTAAATGTTTACGTTGAACTTCTTTCCTTTCTGTCTGATGGTAAGTTTACCCATCTTGTCTTTCCAATTCCATTGTAATGCCATATTCTTAATAATTTATTGGTTAATAATGTCAGAGGGATTGCTCCCTCCGTTTTTAGGCATTAAGCCAGGCTTCCTCCGCTTCTTCTGTATGGAGAGTAATAACATCGTTCCATAGCTTTTCAAGATGATAAAATATTTTCTGAAAGGCAATAGGCGTAGTCGATACATCTACTCTCTTTCCAAGATAAGAACGCATTCCAAACTCATCAAAATCCCACGTACAACGTATCATTCCGTCTTCTGTAGGCGTACATCCGAGAAATGTGCCATACGTCTGTTTCTGCTCTCTCATACGCTTTGGGTATGGGAAATACATACTCCACGCATCCACACAATCACGAGATTTCTTCCTCGTGTCATGATAAAGTCTTGCTTTCATAATTCTTTGTAATTTGGTTTGTAGTGGTAGCCGAAGCTACCGGGTTTAGGCTGCGTCCTTTGGTTCAAGGTCGTTCTCGTCGATTACCATCTGCATCAGCTCGTCTGCGTCATCGTAGAATCCGTAGCAAGAGTCCACAACCTCCCACTCGAACGTATCGACATCTGTCTTCTCCTCGTTCTCGTAGTGCTTGGTGAATCTCACCTTCTTCTCCAATGTGAAGGAGATGACATCGCCCCACATCCACTTTCCGAGAATCTTTGACTCACCATTCATCGCATCCACCGCACGCTCACGCCATTTCTTCGTGTCCGTGTCACACAGGTACTTGAATCGCTCGATGTCGCAGTAGGCTATCCCATCTGCGTAGTCTCCCTGGCAATAGCCACGGGTATAGAACTCAGTGAAGGCAATCTCCTTCTGGTAGTGATAAAGCAAGTGCTTGAAGTCATCCTCGCCGAGGTTGTCGCAGATTTCCTCCCTAAAGTCGAAACTATGATACTCGTCCGGATGTAACTCAAGCAAAGGCCACTCTGACCTCTTGTCTGTTCTTCTGTCGTATGAGTAGAGAGACCAGATCTTGTCGCTCTTGCTATACTCAAAGAACAAGTCGTCGCACTCACTGCTGTTGATGTACTTGATGATGTTCTTCTGAGATACGTACTTGCAGACCAAGTCCTTTAGCGCATCCTCCAATGAGCGGGGGTCGCAGGACAAGTCTTCTGTATCTGAATCAGACGAAAGCCTCATTTCTCTTGGGCAGTCATTGAACTCCCAGATAAAGTGACCGAGCATATCCCAGTCCTTTGTAGGACACTCTGCGTAATCGTCTCTTTCGATGGTGATTCTGTAATCGCCAATCTCCTTGCGCTCTAAATAGTCATTCTCCATAATCTAATCTGTTTAAATGGTTAATAATTGTATCATTTTCCCAAGGATGGGAAAATGATAGTGTTTAGCCTTCCACGTATTCGTCAACCTCCTCTTCCTCCAAGTCGTAATGAAGTTCCTGTAGGTCGTTGGAGAAATTGTACTCGATGGCGAACGTTCCGAATGCCTCGAAAAACCAGGATGACAGGAACTCTCTGTCATCATTTGCTCTCTCGCTGTCCTCCGCCGCGTCCAGACGATTGATCATGTCTGGGACCAGGTCGAAGAACTCCTTCAGGTCGCCGTCGTACTCGCTCGCCCACATCGTACCAGTCCTGTACTTAGGATAGTCGTAGTCGATGTCGCTGAAATTGCCCTCGATGCGATGGTCCTCCTGGTGAAGATACTTCTTCATTTCCTCGTTCGTCTCGATTGCGAACTCGTATGCTCTGTTTTCGAGGAACTCTTGTTCTCCGTACAAGTTGTTGATGTACTGCTCGAACTCCTCATTGTCATCGTATTTGTCGAGGCATTCCTTGTAGAGATTGTAAATCTCCTTGGCAAATGCCTCCACGCCGATGTAGTCCGCTGTCTCGCCAGTCACATTTCCATCTCGGTCGGTAGTGACGCTCACAATGTTCTTTCGTAATTTCATAATCTAATTGTTTTGGTTGATAACTGTTCCCTCCGAAGAGGGAGGATTTAGCTGATTAAACTCTCGTTGAGAGTGTAAACGTCAATGTCGTACTCAAATCCCGTGTTATTGCACTGGGATTGATGGTGGCACCCACGCAACTCCTCAACCTGCTCTTTCGTCGCTCCGTCGTCCTTGGCGATTTTGCAGCATCTTCTTATACTGCCTGCTACAACGAGCAAGTCCCTGCTGTCTTTGCTGTGCCACTCGTCCGTTCGGTAGAGTGCATAAACTTTCTTTGCCATAATAGTTACTTTTTATAGTTACAAACAATTATGTCCCCATCAAATCCGATATGATATGGGCATCTTTGGCAAGCCGTAACCATTCCGACTGCCAGCAATTTTTGAAACTTCGGATTAGGGCACTTCTCGCCCATACCGGCTCTTGTAATCTCTATTCTCTTCATAATTCTTTGATAATTGGTTAATAGAAATCCCCACCGCAAGGCGGGGATTGGTTTGGCTTAGCCCTCACGCAATTGGCTCTCCTTGGCAGCGTTCTCCAGGGTTGTCTCCGTTGATACGCCCTTCCACATCGTTCCGAAGTGGTCAACGCACAGGACCCACAAGTCCAGCTTGTCTGAGTATGAGAAGATGAGGTCCGGGAAATGTTCCTGCATGTAATCCTTGTCTTCCTCGCTCATGTTGGTGAGGAACCATTGGAAAATCTCGCATCGTTCTCTGTCCTCGTCTTCCCATGACTCAGGGTACTCGATATTCTCGGAAACAGAATAGTCAACCTCCCAGATATTGTTGCAGAGGATGAATGCGCTTCCTAGCCAGTGTACGGCTGTGTAATAATCTGTTATCATAATTCTAAAGTTTTGGTAATTATCGTACTCCCCAAATGATTGGGGAGATTTTTAGGCTTTCTTCTTCGGACGCTTGAAGTAGATGACAAATCTGTCCATCACCTTCGTGCCCACGTCGTGCTTGATTTTTCCGCCGATATAGGAGACACACCGCATCGTGCTCGACACTCCGCATCCTCCCATGAAATATGGGATGACATCGTAGTCGGACATTTCGAGGCCATACGGGATTTTCCCCTCCTCCTTGCGCTTCTTGCTCATCTTGCGCCTAGCCTCATAGAGGTTTCTTGTCAAGATGATGTTCAGCGCGGAGGAGAGACATGAGCTTTGCTTGTCGTAGCCGCATCCGCCTGCGTAGGCAACGTTCTCCTGTGAGTGATAGCCCTTCTCGTCGTGCCATCTTGCGTCAGCTCTTGGGCACAACCCCCAAGTCTTTGACTCTCTCCATGTGAGCGTCACAACAAGATGGTCAACGAAAGGGGCGGTGCATCTAGCCTCGCTCTCGGCGTTGAGCTTTTCAAGGTGTTTCATCCACCCTCGCTCGGTCTTGTAGCCTCCGTGGCCGGACTTTAGCTTGGCCATCGTGAGATACGGGAACTGCTTCTGTAATTCTCTTGCGTTCATAATTCTGTAATTAAATGGTTAAACAATAGGCAGTGGGAGAAAATTCTCCCACCTCGTTCAGCGTTCTCTGTTCAGGATCTGCTGCACCTTTCTCTCGGCACGGCCTATTCTCCTGAAATAGTCCTTCTTGTCAAGCTTCCTGCGTGCGCAGTCCTCCCTGATGACCTCCTTGTGCGCCGTCATCAGGCGATGGAGGAACATAACGTCTCCCTGTGTCATAATTCTAAAATTTATTGGTTAATGGAAATAATGTGCAATATGCGCACTATTTTTAGGTCCGTTACACTCCTATCTGCTTGAAGTATCTATCGCTGCACTCCTTGCTACTGGAGCAATCAAACACCATGGCGATAACGTGGCTACCACGTGACGCAAGTTGGCTCTGTACTTTCTTTGTGAGCTGTTCCTGGGAGTATATCTCAAAAGGCTCTACTACATAGTATGTTTGTTTCATAATTCAAAAGTTTTGGTTTGTAGGCAGGCGGCACAATAGCACCGCCCGGTTTTAGGCTAGCTTGTTCATCCAGTTCGAGATGAAGTAATTGATGCCACGCAGTGTCTTGTCGTAGCTCTTGTCTCCATTGAATCTGTAGGTGCTGAAAGCGAACGTCTCCACCTTCAGGATTCCTTGCGATGGATCCTCCACGTCGCTCTTCACATAGATGGTCATACTCACCCCATACTTGTAGCCTCCAGCGGAAACCTCCGTTGTAAAACGCTTGTTCAACGCCAAGTCTCTCTGAATCTCGTGCAGCTTGGGGAGAACGTTCGTGTAAATGAACCCAAGTCCTTTGATCTCTTTCTCTGTCATATTCTTCTGATTTTTGGTTTAACATAGTATGCGTGGGAAAACGCCCACGCACGTGATTTGGCCTTACGCTCCCTTGTCTCCGTTCAGCCAGACGAACTGGTTCAACAGGTCATACTTACCTATCATCTCGTGACGTGTGTCAGAGGCGTGGAACCTCTGTGCCTCCGAGTCCACAATCTCGTTTCCAATACCCCCACGTGCGTGCAAGACACACGTGAAAGAGCCACGGCTCGTGGTTCGAATGGAGCAAGATAGATTGTCGTACTCCCTGGTTATTCTCTCCATTATTCCGTAGCACATCTGCCTGAACTCCATGAGCAACAAATAATTCTCTGTCATAATCCTAAAATTTTGGTTTCATGGCACCCACACGGAAGGTGTGGGATTTTTGGCTCAGTCCTTGTCGAGACAGATGATGGCGGCGAGACCATTCTCCGTGTAGAAAATGTCTATATTCTCCTCGCTCAACTCCGAGTTTACCCAGTCCATTGTGAACCGAATATCCCCGAAGTCCGAGTCGCCGGAATATACCACGCAGTACGTGCCAGGCTCCACGAGGAGAATGTCATTGCACCCGGCGAAGGCCTCCTTCTGCTCGCACTCCTCCTGTACGTGAACGATGTCATAGTGGGTGTTGTCTATCCCGTCTCTGTTGATCTTGTCCATCAGCTCGATGACTTGTTGCTTTGTAATCTCTTTCATAATCGTAATCTTTTAAATTGGTTAGTACTAGAAATCCCACACCCAATGGGCGTGGGACGATTTCAGCGTTGCTTTCCTCTGTGGAGGATCGCGTCAACCTGGCACTGGTGTGGGTAGTCCGTAACGTCGGCGAACCCATCCTGCTCGCCATAGTACCGGGCCATTCTCCACAGCTCCGCGTCGGAGCACTCCCAGATGTTCTCGTAGTAGGCTGGCTGCTGCAAGCCCTCGTTGCCTCGGCAATACTCGATGAACACGCGAAGCTCCGACTTCTCTCCCTCGGAGTAGCCGAGGGAATTTGATACGTTCGCTTCCTTCTCGCAAGATGCGAGCGTAGCCACCACGATGGCGGCTGTCAAAATAGCCTTTTTCATAATCCTTGTAATTTAAATGGTTCGTAATAATTATCGTACTGCCCAGTTTCCCGGGCAGTGATTTCGGCTGAAATTCTCCAAGCACAATTATCGTACTTCCCACATTACTCAGTTCATGGGGAGGATGAAATTCTCCAGGCGGAGCGTGGAACGCCACAGCTCTCTGAAATACCACCTGCCAATTATCGTACTGCTCCAGAACCAGCCAAGCGCAAGGGAGTAAAGAATCCCAAGCGCAATGGCAATTATCGTACTGCTCAACACCATGACGCATGGAGCCATCTGAAAAAATCCAAGCACAATTATCGTACTTGCATAGATAATCTGTCTCTGTCTCATAATTCTGATTTTTATGGTTTGTGTAGAAATATAGCCAATACGACCATTATCGTACTGACTATATAATTTAGGCCATAACTGCCAGGGTGAGGCGATTGCCGCTCCAACCCATCATCTCAACGTGTGAGTAAATCTCCTGCTTGTCGGCTATGATTCTCTCAACAGCCGCCAGGCTCTCGCAAAAGTAACTCTTTGTGCTCATAATTCTAATTGTTAATTGGTTAATATTCGTACTCCCTCACACGGAGGGAGAATTTTAGGCGTTGAGCTTTTCCAAGAGGAGATTTATAGTCTCGTCGTCCATCTTGTCGTAACCTGTGCAAACTGACTGAATCTGCTCAGATGTCGTGTCGCTCAGTGAGATTTCCTTGTGCTCGCTCAGGAAGAAGAAGCCAAAGAATGTCGCTACCAACTCTCCGCCAAATACTATTGGACGGCTACCGATTGTGCGCTGAATGCGCTGAATTGAAAATGTCTTGCTCATAATTCTAACTTGTTTAAATGGTTTGTAAATTGTAGAGCTGAGAGAATAATCCCTCAGCCCCATTTAGCCAGGATGTGCATCTTTGCACCACGTTTTATCTTTATCGTCTTAACCACGTGGCTCACACCCTACAGTTATTTGGGAGCTGCATCCCGTCAGTTTCTCTCGCCGCAAACTATTACGTTACCTGTGCCAACTGACAACACATTTCGGGTAGCTCTCTCTTATCGGATATACCTCACGTGGGATATAGCTACTTTACCCACGGTGGGAGATTTCCAACCACTGAAGCTCTCCCACAACTAGCTCGGACAATTCGGGAACACGTCCCACGATGCCCACTCGCTAGAATATGAATTATGATTTTCTTTGTCTATCACTGAATGCTTCCAAAGTTACATTTCTGTCTCTCTGCGCTATCAGTGGGAGAGTTCTTCTCTCCTATCGTTCCCCATGCTTTTCTGCATGGCTCTCCAAGGCTACGACTTCTAACTCTCACCGCGTGCCTCTCGCTTTCAGCACCACGGCGGCTCCTTGTTCTCACGTCTCTCGATGGGGTCTGTGCCACTCCTTATTCTCTCGAACTTATATTTTGCCAAGACGTTCACTCTCTGTAATTTGTCCCTAGCTCTCCCGCTAGCTCAAGCCCACACACCACGGCAAGGTTTACAGAAAACGTGTGGGAAAATTTGGGCACGACAGCCCGCGCTCGAAAAATTATCCGAGCGTAAAAAACAGGGTACGACGACCCGACCAAAATTTATAAATCCTGGCTAAAATCTCCCTGAGGGTGTCCTTTCGAGGACTCCCTCAGGGCGAAACTTGTAGGGTTGTTAGGTGGGAGTTATTCCCCGCCTAACTCTTTCATTTGTGCTTGCATAGCTTCCAACTCTTTTTGCTTGGCTGCCATTTGTGCACGCAGGTCGTCAATGCTTGCCTTTTTCTTGCGTGCAACCTTTGAGCCACTCACAAAGGAATCGTGAAGTGCTTTCAACTTGCTACCAAGTTTTTGGGGCGTGTCGATGATAGCCGTTTGTTCGTCCTTGTTGTTCTCATCAAACCAAGCAAAGAAAGCGTCAAGTTTATGCGTGTGCGAAAACTCGCTTACAGCCGTGCGAACGCACTCAGTTTGTAAGTTGAGGTATAGGCTATCGCCTAACACGACGCTATTTGCGGCTTTCTTGTAGGCTCTCTTTGCAGCCTCCAAAGCCTTTGCAGCCTCTACCAAATCAGCGTCTTTGCTTGTGTTGAGTAACTCGCTTTTGTAAGCGTTCAAGGTAGCCAAAGAATCGACTACGTTTCCATTTGCGGAAATCTCCACTACATACTTCTTTGTATCCATATTACAACAAATTAGTATTTTTCGCCAAAGGGGCGTACCTTTTGCCCATCGTGGGCGTGTGCCCAAAAGGCACAATATACCCCCTATAAAGGGTATTAGCAATTTTAACTTTGCGATGCAAAGATACGACAATTTCACGATATTTGCAAATTATTTGTGTTAAATCTTTAATCGTAAATGCTTGATTTTCAAATAGTTACATTTTTAACATAAAGCCAAAATAGCCCTTTTTAGTTGTATATTTGCAACTATAACATAAGGCAAATGTTAACGTTTAACATTTCATACAAGTTCAAAAATACCTATTTTCGTGCACGTATGATTTAAGGCAAAGGGTATCACGAATAAGGCTATATAAAAGCCGTATAACGTGTTAAATATTAGTTAGTTATTACTTATACGTTGGACTTTTTATAAGGGCTTAAATCGGCTTTAAATGTGGTGTGGTATCTTTTGGTTACTTGGCATCCGCTTATTATGTTGGTTTCCCTTTGTGTGTTGGTATCTATTGGTAACTATGCATTTCCTCTTCCTCCTCCTCTGTCTCCTCTGTCTCCTCTGTCTATATCAATTACAATGTAAATAAAAATAACTTTTTACAAACTTCTTGATTTGTCAAATAATCGGTCATTTTGTATAAATATGCGTGTTAATATATTTTACGTATAAATATGCAGATATTAACAAATGAATAAATATGCGTGAAACAATTTAGAAATGAATAAATATTATATTTTATGCTCTATAAAGTGCTGATTTATAGGGCTTTATGAGGGCTACAAAATTAATATAATATAGGCAAAGCGTGAAACATTTTTAAGGGTAAAATATACACTTATAATATATATTATAGTATATAATATAGGCTATTTTGTACGTATTTTTCGCAATGCATGGGGGTACCCCCTTATTGGGTACACATTTTGAGGTCATAGTCGCCTTTCGTAAAAATTTTTTCTTCCGATTTTTTTCTTTCTCAATTTTACAGACCATTATTGTAAATATTAATTACTTTCTTCCATACCTTTCATATTATGCATATTTATTCAATAATATTCGTAAGCAATAACCCTAGATTTTATCTGTACAGACATCCTTGCTACTTAGAAACGTATATTTATCCGAAATTAAGTAGTATATTAAAATTGTATAAAAATACAGTTATATAAAGGGTTTTCGTATATTATTTCGGATATTTTGTATATTTTTGCAAAGTCTTCTTGATATATAGGCGTTCTATGGGATATTGCGCCGAAATCGGGCAGATTGTACGAAAACCCCTTAAACAAAGGGGAATATCATACACATATCATACGAAAAATCGAAACAAAGGAAAGGAACATGGAAAAAGGCATAGCCATAGACAGTTTGCACAGTCAGTTGGTCACGTTGTCGAGGGACGGCAGTTACTCCTTCGACAGGTTCCGTGACGACTGGGGAAGGGCGAACTCGCAGAAGTACAACATGATGAAGGCCGACTTCTCCAAGGAGATCAGGAAGCTCGCCATGCACGCACCCGTGAAATACTACAACGGGTGCTTCTACCTGTACAACGGGAAGATATACGAGGCTGTTGACCAGTCCATCGTGGAGCAGGCGTACCAGCTGCTGCTCACCGACCTCTACATTGCGCCGATGATATACAACACCAGTGTGAGGAAGGACGTGTTCCTCGCAACCATCAGCTGCTACAACGTCCTTCGCCCAAGCTTCTCGGTGGTGGCCTTCAGGAACGGCGTGGTCGATTTCGGGAGCGGAAGGAAGAATCCCGTCCTGCTGCCGTTCTCACCCGAGTACCACGTCACGTACTACCACCCTTACGACTTCGACCCAAGGGCGAGGTGCCAGAGGTTCGACAACTTCATACACGAGGTGCTGCCCGACAGGACCTCCAGGATGATACTCCAGATGTTCCTTGGGCTCGGCCTGGTGGAGAGGGGCATGGCGTACAACCTCTACGGAGGCGGTGCCTCCTCGAAGGTGGAGATGTGCCTGCTGCTCATCGGCGGAGGGGCGAACGGGAAGAGCGTGCTCTTCGACATAGCGTGCGCCCTCTTCGGGAACGACAAGGTCAGCAAGATGGACTACTCCGAGCTGACCGCCGACGGCGACGAGGGCATGAGGGGAAGGTACCCGATACGGAACGCCATCTTCAACTGGTCGTCGGACTCCGACCCAAGGAAGTTCGGCCGCAGGAACACGGGCATGTTCAAGAGGATGGTGTCCGGGGAGCCCATCCCCATCAGGAGCCTAGGCAAGAACATATCCGAGCCAGAGTCGGTCCCCTACCTCATCTTCGCCCTCAACGACCTCCCACTCTCGGACGACGCCTCGCTGGGGTTCATCAGGAGGCTACAGTACGTGTCCTTCGACGTCACCATCCCGAAGGAGAGGCAGGACCCGGAGCTCGCCGGCAAGATCATAGAGAAGGAGCTGAGCGGGGTGTTCAACTGGGTGTTCCGTGGGTCCTTGGAGATTAGGAGGAGGAAGTTCCAGTTCCCCGCGGCGGAGGGAAGCCTCATGCAGCTGCTTCGCTCGATGATCGGGAGCCAGCCCGTGCGTGCGTGGGTACGTGCCTACGGAATAGGCAACGAGGCGCAGACCAGGGGCGAGGTGTCATGGTGGTGCAAGGCCTCGTTCCTCTATGAGAGGTTCGTCCAGTTCTGCCGTGACAACGACCAGGAGGAGAAGTCCATCCCATCCATCCAGAAGTTCGGCCGTGACATGGTGAACGTTCTCGGATTCGACAGGAGGACGACCAAGAACTGCAAGGAATACAAGCTCTTCCGAGTCACGGAGCCAGACCTGAAGGAGACGGTCCTCATCGAGCAGGTGCAGCTTCCTGGCGAGTGCGACGAGCCGGAGGACGAGGAATTCATCAAGGACGACGACTAGGCTTATGGACAGGGAGTACATCAGGGGAATTGTCAGGAGGCTGACTGGCGAGCGTGCGGGCAGGCACCTCCACCCCGTCAACGTTGACATCAACCGTGTCGTGGCTGTCATAAGGGACGAGGCCCTGGAGACCATGCGCTCCATGTGCAGGGACGGGGAGCTATCGGTATCGAGGACGGTCAACGGCGCATCAGTGAAATGTGTATAGATTATGAATGACATCAAGATATACGACTCATCATCCATCCCGAAGGGAGACTTCTTTCATAAGCAGTGGGCAAAGACAATCGCCATGCCGGACGGAGAGACTATCTCCTCCGACATAGAGGATATTGAGCTAGAGATCCCAGGCGACATGAAGCTGGACTCCGTTCCGCAACTCCACGAGGAGCATTCCTTCACAATCGAGCTTAGCAAGGAGGAATCCGACAAGCTATCCAGAATGCTCTGGCTGGACAAGATGGAATGGCTCACGCATCAGTTGAACACGGTATGGAAGAATAAATTCTTTAAGAAATGAAAAAGGCTGATTTCAGGTGCAAGGACTGCATCTATTACTTAAACGGAACGTGCAAGCACTCAGGTGAGTACAGGACCACGAAGTCTGACAATGCGGCTTGCGTGAACTTTGAGTGGATTAATATTAAAATTTAAAATATAGTTATTATGAGTTTGCCATTTGGAAAGAAAGTAAAGACAAGACACTTCTACTTGTTGAAGATAAGCAGGAGTCTGTCGAAGAAAGAGGTCGCCGAGCTGAGGAAGGATATTCCGGCCGACATAGCGAAGCACCTGCAAAGAGGCTCATTGCCTTATATCAAGGTATCCGACATATCTGGCATGTGGGCCGTGGAGTTCGCCATCGGAACATCAATGTTCCAAGCTTTCGACGAACTGAACCCGGCGGAAGTCGGCGACCATCTTGAGTTGGTCGGAAACGAGGCTAACGGGGTTGAGGCTACGGTGCAGCTTATGTTCGCCGACACGACTCTCCTTGGCGACGACGAGTACGTGACAGGGAAGCTGAAACTTCGTGACGAGTACATCAAGCGTGAGGCTGAGCGCAGGAACGCCGCCGCAGACGCAGGCAAGACCGAGGAACGGCTTCGCGAGGAAAGCGATGAGGCTACGCAAGAGGTGGCCGACCGAGACAAGCACGCCGCTACCATCTTGGAGATGGGCGAGCACATCAAGGAAGGAGGTGAGTGATGGAATGCGATAAATCCCTTATCTCAATCATACAGGATCACACCTCGATGCAGACCGCCTTGTATATGATAGCCGACGCCATCGAGTCTAAGGATCTTCCCAATCAATGCTATCTTCCTTGCTTCAACGATCGGGGCATAGAGGATGTTGTTACCCTTTGCCTTGAGCTTGCCACAGGCAAAAAGTACGAGTAATTTTCTATTCTCTTTTTTTTACTTACATAATTTCATAGTTTTGGTTAAAAGTGAAGGGGTGTCATCTGTGAAGACGGCACCCCTTGTTGAACCAAATTTTAGAATTACGAAACAGACTGCGAGAGCTGTAACGAAATCTGGTCGCAAAGTTAAGTATTTTTTACTTGAATAAAGACAAATTTAGATGGATTTTACTAAACTTTAACCTTTCTTTAGCTGAAAATCAGCCTTTCCGTTCTTGAACAACAAACACTCTGCACATGAGTTTGGATAGTTGGCAGGAATGAAAAAGTGGACTGTCGTGTCTTCGGTCTGCAACTCGTCTTGTTTGATCTTGGAATAGTCGGCTATCATCGCAGTGGTCTTTTGCCACTCTGGGGATCCAAGTTTCTGCTTTCGTTGGGCAATGACAAGGTTCTTCATAATCTCCTCCTTGGATGTCGCTCTAGCCAGCTCCTCTGGGGTTAGGTCGTCCCCACTATTCTTTTCCCTGGCACCGACAACCTCGGCGATCCTCTTCTGGACAGACTCCAGTGACTCCAGCTTGTTCATTTCTCGCTCCAATACGTCTTTCGCCCAGTTGCATCCGTGTCCTTGGAACGCTATCATCCAACTGTTACGAATAGACAAGCCAGAGCCTCTGAGGCTCGCGTAGATGTAGTACCTGACATCCTTCATGCCAAGTTTCTTCGCCTTTCCGTAAACGTCAGGCGTAAGGTTGTATCCTGTAATTTCTCCGTCCATGATTTCAGTCTTTAAAGTTTAACGTTTGCTGCTTTCTTGTAGCCTTCCAGTCCTCCATTGGCTTCCCGCTTATCCACCAATCGAAGGTGTCCTCTGGCGAGAGATGTGTATATTTACCTCGTTTTTGAAGTTCTTTTATAGCATTTATCCAACTTTTGTAAACGTGAGGATATTTCTTTGTCTCCTCGATCTTTTGTCTATACGAAGACATCGGGCAGCAGAGGCATCCGATTCTGTGATAGCCTTCGTCGTACAGCTTGCAATGCTCTATTCCGAGCGTATTGAGGAAAGTCCATACCTCTTCGTCCGTCCACTCGATGATTGGAGAGATAAGCAGCGACTCGTATCCCCTTATGCAGCCGATGACATGTTCATCTGTAGCATTGGTGATGTTTATTTCGTGTACCCCACCCTTAGTCGGTCTGCCACGTTTCTGCGAGTTTCTCCTCTCACGGAAGGAATCCAATCCTTCGAGATCACCGCTATACTTGCGTCTCGAAATCTCTACTTCGTTGCGTTTGGCTCTCCTACTACTTTCCGCACGTCTGATACCGATAAGTACTACGTTTCCTGCTCCAATTCCTTCTTTGTACGTCCTGCAACACCATCGCGTGATTCGTGTTGCCAGCGCACCTTCATTGACCGCCTGGTTGTAGATGCTGATTTGCGGCTTGATCATGTCAACATCAGGATATTGCTTACGAACAAAGCGAATTACTCCTGGAGGGTCAACGGAAGTGAGTCCCATGTGAGTCTTGAACCTCACGCCTGCTATCTTCGCTATGTGATAGAGGCACTGCGAATCCTTGCCGCCACTGAAGCTGAGATAAAAACCATTCTCTTGGTCGTATGCGAGTGCCAGTTTCTCTGCCTTCCTCAGCAGATCGACAGAATGAAGAATCTTCTTCTGGAAATCCTTCGAGAACTTTGGAAGTGTTTCTTCCAAGGTAAAATATAATTCAGAATTTATCATAGCTATTTTGTTTTGTTGTCCTTGAATACAAATTGTGTGTAACAGACACACCCAACATGAAAGGGTGGGTATGGATCTCTGAAAGAATGAACGCCCGCATCGACTTCGTTCTGGCAAGTCTCACAAGGATAGGATGAGCCACGGAAGACCTTGAATCCGATAGCTCCGATCTCTTGCCCGTACTCTTGCTCCGCCTGCCCCCACGCTATCGAGATGACCTGCTTGGAGTTTCTCACGATGTTTTGATATGCGTTTTGGAACACGCCCTTGCCGTATGATGGCGTGGCGATATTGATGTCTTTCTTCTGGGCTTTCGTGATGACCGATGTCTTGTATGGGTCCTTGTATCCAGTTCGGATTGAGGAGAGAATCTGTTGATCGTTGTATCCCATCATGGTGCCAGCCTTGACCATTCTCACGATGTCCTCGGCGAAGTTTGAGAGGTATGTGGTGTTCCTCTCGTTCAATGTTTTTCCGTATATGTCGCCCACAAGGAAACTCTCGATGTTGTCCGTGTCAATGCCGAGAATCTTGCACGAAGCCTTTGCGTAGGCTCCAGTGTAAGACTCTATGTCATTAGAAGCTGTTGAGGCAATGTTCTTTGCGTCAGATAGGAAGGAGGACTCATTTCTGAGCCTCCCCCCTTCCCTATATTTTTTTGATGCGCTCACAATCTTCTTCGCCACATCGAAGAGGATTGTCTGCAAGTGGCTCTCGCAGTTCCTGAGTGCCTGGGAACGTTTCTTTGCGTAGTTGACGCTTCTCTCTATCTCGCTCATAAATTATCAATGTGTCTGATTGAACTTTTTCCAGTTGTTCTCGTTCGGTCGATTTCCCCATCTGTCGGTATTCTTGCCCTCGTCCGGGCGACCTGCCTTACGGCCATTCCCTGTGCGAACGTTGCCGCTGGTGCCTCCATTAATCTTGGCCTCGGCTTCCTTCTCCTCGATTGCATTCTGTGTCTCGTTGTCGGCGCGCTCAATGTCAACGAGAAGGTCTTGCTCCTGCTCCTCCTTCTTCTCCTTGACGATGCGCTCCCACTCACCTGTCTTAGGGAAGTCCGGGCAACGCTCGGATGCAGTCTGCTTGGAGAGGAATCCGTTCTGTACTGCAGTGGATAGGTTTGCCATGGTCTCCGTCTTGTTCTGGTGGATATAGATCTCTATCCAGAAGTTGATGTCAAGACCCGTCATTGAGGCCATACAGTTCTCCTCTGTTCCAATTCCGAACTTACAAATCCTCACAAGCGCCTCCAGGAACGGCTCTATCTTCTGTGAGTCATTGGTCGCCATCTCGACGGCAGGAGAATAGAGAAGCTTGATGGCGACACCCGGGAGGTCTCCAGACTTTAGCTCTGGCGGCTTCACCGTGAACGATAGCTCGTAGATGAGGTCGTAGGACTTGTTGAGCTGTGTGGCGAAGGCATCGGAAGCGTCCGTGCCATTGAGGAACTTAGCGTCATTATCCTTGCTCTCCCCACTGATGGCTATCGTTTTGGCCGCACCGCTTGGGTCTCCGCTAATCTCCACCTCTCCGTCACCTATGAGCGTAAGGATAGGGAAAGCGTACGCCTTGTTGTTCTCGCAAAGGTAAGAGTAAGCTTCCTCATAGTCCTCGATATTCTTCTGGACTTGCGACCAGCATGGTCCGTCATCGTTCCTCATATACGCAACTGGAACAAACTGGAACCCATGTTCCTTCTCCTCAACACACGTATATCCGCTCACCCCGAAAAACTTGGCGATAGTCTTGATGGTTTCCTTGACGGCTCCCTCGTTCATGCCACGACGGAAACGATACATCTTGGAGTCATCCCATACCTCAACCAACTCAGTCCTTGCGTTTCCGTCCTCATCATAGTCGTAATACTTCCTTGCGAAGCAAACCAATTCTCCGGTAAGCGAGTCAAAGTGGGGATAGAGTATGTCTCCCTTGTCGAAGGAAAGAGTCCTTGTGCCAAAATTTCCTTTCTTGTCGAAATATCCGACAATGGCGCAGTCCGCAACCTTCATGTAGGCGGATACAGCCTCGAAGAATCGAATCTCCAGATGGTGCATGAGCCATCCCTTCTTGAACTTGTTCAACAGTCTCTGGCATTCCTCGCAATCATCGCCGTGCTCGTCGTCGCTCAACTCGAACTGAACGTCATTCCCGGTGAGGTGCAAGACGTGCTTGACGTGGATGAGTTGCTGGAATGCGAAGGCGGTTCGCTGGATTTTCTGCCTGTACCACTTTCCGTCGTCCGGGTTCTGTTTCCAAATGTCCGGATACTCCTTCGGGTCGAATATTCTGTGTGCAGTTGGATAGAACTCACGGAGGAAATCCTTCTGGGTCTTTACCTTGAAGTACAATGTGTCATCCTCCGGCATACTGACATCGTCTGAGTCCGACACCTTTTCGCTAACAGACATTCCGTGGTCCATATAACCATCCGGTGTCATCTCGAAGAAGGGCTTCTTGACAAGAATCTCCCTCAGTTTCTTTTCATTTATAACATCCATAATCCTTTTACCTTTTTATGTTTCTTCTTTGTTAGGGTGAATATCATTCTGTAGAACCACGACTCGAAGAAGTCAGGGGAGTGTCCGACGTACTTCTTCGCCTCCTTCTTCGGTATGAGCTTAAAGCCTCTACTCTCGTTGTTCTCGTCACGGCGGAGCATCTTTCGCTCCTTCTGGAGTATCTGCCTCAGAGGAACCTTGTCGAAGCCATCCCCTGAATACTTTCTTTCAAGCAGCGATGGCTCGATGGAAATTATCTTCTCCTTTATCATCCTATAAAATAGCCAAGCGCATTGTGACTTCAGGTCCTTATAGAGGTACTTGACTCCTTCCTCTTCCTTCCTGCTCTCGGCGTAAGGAGCTGCTTGGTTGTTGAATGGAACAGCATCCTTGAAGAACCCCTTGAAGTATTGCCCTATTCCCTGCATATCGTAGGTGAAGTTACACTCCTCGACACCCCATTCCCTCAGTTTGGCCTGTACTACAGATACCAGTGTCTTTGAGTCAAGTCTCAACACCACGAGGTCTGCGCAGTGCCATCCAATCCATAGCCACATCACGAAGTTGTCTCCTCCAGTGAATGCGATGTCGGCTGAGGCTCTCCTGATTCCGTCTCCAAGTTGCTTGGAGTTGTCGAAAATTTCCTCAAGGTCATCCATCTTGATCATGTCATCGCCGGCAGCTTTCCAGTTCCAGTTGGCTTCCAGGTCTCGCATACGCTGTTCCTCATCCTGTTGGGCAAGGTTGGCGATATATGATGCGTCAGTAGAGATAAGCTTGATGTTCTCCGATACATCGGCACGGATGAATGTAGCAGACTTGATGAACATCTCAAGCTTCGTGTAGCCAAGTTCTGCATAGCTGTCTTTCCAAAGGCTGTCAATGATTCCCTTGCATTGCTCGTACACCTCTTCTCTTGTACCTCCCCAGTAGATTGAGTCTGGAGTGTCTCCGTCCATGAAACAGTATCGAATAGTTCCGTCTCGCTCTGGAATAATATATCCATCCTCGTCAACCCACCAGTCGATGAACTTGCGAACCCATGACTCCGGGTCCGGGTTGCAGGTTATCCAGAATCGGTTTCTGATATGGGCGGCGTTTCGATTGTTGGTCAAGAGGTACTTGAATTTCTTGTATGGGCACTGCGTTCCCTCGTCGATGCAGACATAGGCGTACTGCCTACCCTGGAACCTCGTCTTGAAATCTTGGTATGCTCCTGCATAGTAGGAGAATTTGAGCCATCCCCCGTTGACGAAGTTCCAGGTCATGTCGTTCTGGGACTTGTTGTACGTACCGAACTGGGAGAATAGTTTGTATGAGTCCGTTACGAGCGACTGCAAGTCGTCCTTCTCGTTACGTAGGATGGTGGCATGGAAGTCTGGGTTCTTGATGTCTTTGAGGACTTCCATAAGAGAAGAGAAGGACTTGGAGTTGTGAGTGACGATGAAGTCTTCCACCATAAACAGAGAGTTTGTGTTGTTCACTGCAATACAGCAGCACTCCTTCTCTCCTACATATTCAAAATCAACAATCCTTCTTCCCAGTTCGCTTACGCCGCCATTGTACTCGGTACAAAGCGACTTCTTACGTGGAAGACGAAATAAACGTTCTGACTGATTAATTCTGATGTAAATATCATAATACTCGCTTGCCTCTATACGCTCTCCATTCTTGGTATAGTGGTTCTCGTACTTATTTATAGTGGCAAGGCCTCCAAGGCTGTTTACTAAAAACTTAACGTCTTTAGCAAGCTGCTCTCTGACTGTC